ATGCCAAGGGTACGGAAAAGCGGAGCCATCTATCCGATCAAATACGAGACCCGGAAGAGGCTCAAGGACGGCAGCGTGAAAACCTATGCCGGATGGCACGCCAAAGTGGACGGCAAATGGGTGGCGGCCAAGACCTACAAGGAATGCGACGCGAAGATAGCCAAGGTGCTCAAGGAGAAAGTCACCTGGGGTCTGGTGTCAGGCGGTTCGACAAAGCTGGCAGACTACGCCGAGCAATGGTATGAAGGACACAAAGACCTCATCGACCCGGCCACGAGAAACGGGTATCGTGCGATGATAGTGCATCTGCGCAACTATCCGTCGCTCAGGGTGACGGAGGTGACACCCAGCGTCGCGCGTAGAATCATCAAGGGCATGAGGCTGCGTGATGGTGGCGATGCGTCCGTGGGTAGCAAGAAGAACCTGTACAATACCCTCAACATGGTGTTGAAGGCGGCGGTGGCCGACAGGCTCATACCGACAAACCCCATGGACGCTGTGGAGCGTCCGGCCGGGAAGGACCCGAAGCTTGTGGCCCGACGTCCCCATAATTCGTTCACCGACGAGCAGCTGCTCGTCATGCTGCGCGAGGCGTCGTCGGATATTCGGGACGGCACCCGCCAATGGTGGCGAATCCTCACAGGCATGAGGCAAGGCGAGATACTGGGCGCCAGCCTTGACGACCTCTCCCTGTTCCCGTGCGAGGTGAACGGTTCGACCATGTGGGAGGGCTATTACACGGTCAACTGGAAACTGGAGGCCATCAGGCGCCTGCATGGGTGCGGTTCGCCCGACAAGGATGGCCGCTACCCATGCGGATACAAGCAGGGCCGTTTCTGCCCCTCCGGCATACCGGACGTGCCGGTCGGCTTCGACATGATCCCGTTGAGCGGCAGATGGTTCCTCACCCGTCCCAAATCGCATACCGGTCGCGTCGTGCCCATAATTCCCCAGCTCGGCACGGTCGTGCACCGGTATCTCGAAGCGGTGAAGGACGAACCCAACCCGTATGGCCTCATATTCCACCGGCCGGACGGCACCCCCATCGACAAGAACGACGATATAGTCTCGTTCCGCGCATTGCTCGCAAAGGCGGGCGTCCCCTCCCCCGAGACGAGATACGGGCATGAGTGCCGCAATTCGGTCGTGTCTCTGCTGTTCAGCATGGGTGTTGACCCCGGCAAGATACAGCGCATCATCGGCCATTCGTCGCTTGCCATGAGCGAATACTATCGCCGCGTGCCCAAGGAGGAACTGTTCGAGGGCATGGAGACGATAGGCGACAGGCTCGACCTGAAGCAGATCGAATGGGAGGCGTGAACTGGCGCGCCGAAACTTGCCGGCCATACAATGGAAGAGTAAGTTAATCACCTTGAATGTCCAGCGGAAGGAACGTTACGGAGGCGCACCATGACAAGCATATTCGACGTGGCCGCTTACGTGCTGGACAAGCTCGGCGTCATGACCACAATGAAACTGGAAAAGCTCTGCTACTATTCACAGGCATGGTCCCTCGTATGGGATGAACGGCGTCTGTTCCCCGAACGGTTCGAGGCATGGGCCAACGGCCCGGTATGCCCCGACCTATACCATGCGCACAAGGGCATGTTCAAGATCACGCGCGGCGATATTCACGGCGACCCGTCCAACATTGACGAGGACGGCATCAACACCATAGACGCCGTGTTGAAGGCCTACGGGAAAATGGGAGCCTACCAGTTGAGCGAACTCACCCACAGCGAACGCCCTTGGAAGGACGCTCGCGGCAATCTCCCCCAAGGCGCCATCTGCAACACCGAGATAACTGAAGCCGCCATGGCCGAATACTATGGGAGCCTCACCGAATAGTGGGCCACCGCAGCAAAACCAAGAGCATCAAGGCCAAAGCCCCGAGCTCTTCAAAACGTGTGCCCGCGCATCACGTGGCGAAAAGCTATCATGTCCCCGAATCCGCCACGGAGATTCCCAAAGATTCCGTGAACCGTCGCATCGTATTCCGTTTCGACTGCGTTGACCTTGAGGCCGACTGTCCATGGTCGCTCGCGCACATGAGCGACGAGGAGCATCGACTGCTGCTGTTGAAGATGCGTGACTTCGAAAAGGCCACGGTGGGCGAGATCATTAGCCCCTCATATCAGGCGTTCACCTGCTACCCTGATTTCACCCAATGCCCCAACCAGACGCCACAGGACCGGCTGGCGAAATACTATGAACGCGAAGGCGATGCGTTGGCCCGGTTCCGCTTGGGCGGCACCGAACGCCTGTACGGTTTCCTTGTAGGCAACGAGTTCCACATTCTCTGGTGGGACCCGAACCATGAGGTATGGCCCTCCACTAGGAAACACACCTGACCATCATATTGTAGTGGTATACAAAATGGTCCCGTTCTCCAATACAGGAAGACGAGACCATTGTCTTTCGTTTACTGCTTCGCCGTATATCCGACAGCAACACATGATTCCATGACGCTATTCAGATCAGATAGCACTTGAAGGCTGTCGTATTGGGCATCAGCGTAACCAAGATTCTGTGTCGCATACACAATCTTCAACATCGGAGCATTCAATGCGGCAAGACTCGCTTTCATATCGGGGTCGGCCTTTGGGAATGCCTCGTTGATTGTCTTGACCGCCAATGAAGCTCCCGAGAAGGCTTGGACGGCATCATGGTTAGCCGGATCGCGGAAGTACCCAGATACCGCTGCCACATCATCAATCAGGGACTGATTACCATCGAAGAGGACACCGCAGGCTCCCATCGTATCGGGCGCTACGCTCGGAGCGCTCACATATCCGTTCAACTGGACCTTCGCGGCTTTGTATTTATCCTCCCATGCATACGACGATTGTTGAGCGGAATTGACTTCTTCGCTCATGGCTCCGACACCGAAAAGCATGCCCACGAACAGTGCGACGATGATACCGATAATCAACAAGACGAAAACCGGCACCGGAATCGTGATTCCTTTTTTACGCCTATGAGATACAGGCTGTGATGGTTGCATGCCTGCTGGCGGCATGGGCTGGTAAACCGGCGAGCTCATGTTGTTTCCCCTTCTCTTCATTGGGTCAATAGTTTATGAATTTTATGTCCCATGCTTGATTATCATGGTTGCATCGGTAGGGACGATAGAAAGATGTCGTCCGGTGAGCCGCTACCTAGACTCAGCGCATCATAAATATTGTCGGAGGCATGTTCATTGACTTCCTTCGTTTTGGTGTAGTCATGAATGACGAAGCCGACCACGGCGATGATCACCGCTGCGATAAGAATGCTCACAACGGATTTGCCGATGCCGGTATCGTGATTGTCGGATTGAGAATCCTTCTTCCTTATCTGCTGTTCCTGCAATTCCACGAGTCTTTTCTGTGTCTCCAATAGCTGGCGTTGCAGTTCTTCCTGCGTCATTTCCGGCTTTGACTTGTCCGGTTCCGATTCAGGCCGATTCTGTTCAGGCTCGCTCAAAATTATTCCCTTCTATCCATTGAACTGGTGCCTTAATCCTAACTCGATATGGTCAGGTTGTCGTGCAGCCAATGCCGGTAATCCTGCAGAACGCTGACGGTGATACCGAGTTCCTGCGCCATCGCGTACGGTTCTCCCCCGTACAAGTCCTCGGCGTGCATATAGTCCACGGGGTTTATCAACGCCAATGCGGTCTCCTTGCGCGTCAGGCATTCCTCCTTCTCACGGCTCAACAGACGCAGCCCGTCATCGAAGTGCTTGGCGTGGATAAGCTCATGCTGCAATGTACATGCCCGTTGTTCCATGCTCATTGTGGGGTCAATGTAAGCGGTGCGGGTGATGGGATCGTATTCCCCGCACTGCGAACCATCGAACTTCCTATCCTCTATAAGTACTCCCATATGACGCGCCTCACCGGTGAGGTCAGTCCATGTTTTCACGCCCGGACTCCGCATTCTTGTTCTTATCCTCATAGGCCGCTTTCTCGATCTGAATCTTCTTGCCGAGAACATCTTCAAGCTGGGAAGCGACTGAGGCATATTGCGTTTGAGGCTCCGGCGCAGAGGCTTCTTCCAGAATAAGGAAAGGATCGCACCCTAAGGCTTCGGCCACTGCGTCAATATCTTCGGTGTTGAAGCATCGTTCACCACGCAATTTTGCGTAATAGGAATTACGGCCTATCCCTGAAGCTTTGCATAGGTCATCGATGGTCATTTTGGCGTCTCTGCGCCTGTTTTCAATTGTCTCTATCACTCGTTGAGTGAACTGCGATTCATATTTACTCATAACTACATTGTACCGAATTTCGGTACGTTTGTAAATTTCGTACCGTTTCCGGTTGACAAGCCGTACCGTATGCGGTACGTTAAAGATATGCAAACGAAAACAAAGCTTTCAAAAACTTCGGTGGGACTGATTCAAGCAGTTCGTGCTGAGGCAGCAAGACGAGGGGTAAGCACCCCGGAGCTTGCCAACAGAGTGGGGCGCAACAAGAAATTCTTCTACGACCGCTTCAATTTCAGGAAGGCTTTCTCCACCGACGATCTCAACGACATCGCCGTGGCGCTTGGCATAACAATGGCAGACATCATCAGTTCAGCTCGCTTAGCCGCCGGCATGAAGTCTCCTGACTTGGAGGTAACAGCATGAGTGTCTATCAGACCCCAACTTGGACTCGCCGCCACGCGAGACTGACTGGCTCCCCCCAGTCAGACCCACGTAGCGACATGAACGCCAGCCGCCTCACGAACGGGTTTGCTGCAACTGAGATTGCAGCACGGCGTTTTCACGAGAGATATGGACGATTGCAGCCGCGAGATTCGCTAGACCGTACGCCATCTTCCGCTGAGCTGGGTCAGCTGACAGCCTTGCTGCTGCATTGAAATCATCGCAAGCGGAACTTGCATAGTTCTCCGCTTCACTAGCCATAAAAATCACCTCCTCTCCGAATCGAGAAAACAATGCTTAGTCAGAATCGTAACCTCTCCCAGAAGCTCGTTGTGGAGGAACGTCGCACCCGTGAATACTTCACCGGCAACGTCACCGAAGATGGTCTAATCAACGCGGAAATCGACACCGATTACGGTGCCCGTCCCCTCACTCCGAGTCAGGCGCGTTTCGTCGCCAAGGCCCTTGAAGACCTGGCCGACTGCGCCGACGAGAAGAACGAGGAATAACAAAGTCTTGCCGTGGCCGGTCGGTTCCCTTATTCACCAAACAAGACTACAGGCGAACAAATACTGACCATACTACGACCGTTCACGGCAACCATCGGCCCGTCCCTTGGCGATTAGGGGGAATCGGAGACGCCGACAAACCGTCACCCATTAGACACTCCTGTCTCCGTTTGAAATTTCATGACGGTTGGCGTGGGAAGTTCAAATCTTCCACGGGCCACGGAAAGGATAAATGATGAACACCAAGGATTATGGACATCACTGTTCGGGCTATCAGCACCCTGACGGTTCGCCCACACGCTATGAGACACGGGCCGTGAGCCTGTGCATGGCGGGCTTGGTTCTTGGTGTTCTCACGCTTCTCTTCCAACCCAGTGCGGGCCCGTGGAGCATTCTCGCGGGTTTCCTGTGCTGTTCCCCCGTCGCCCTGTGCTTCATGTTGGACGACGAATAACTGAAGATTTCCGGGCGTGGTCTTTTCCTCATTTCTAACTCGTCCGGTGGTAGCCAAGCGCACGGTGGCCGCAGCCGAGAAGCCTTCCAATGGTCATGGACTTCAAAGACTGCACCAGGTTCGACTCCCGGCTTGGCGCTCAGAAAAATTGAACCCCTTCGCGTCCTTGCGTCGGAAACCAACAAAACAGTTTCGGACGTGTCAGCACCGGCGTAGAAGGACAACCAAATAATCAAGCCCAGTGGAGGGAAACAATCATGGAAATCACACCATCAGACCAGATGAGACTGCTCAACGAGGCCCGTGGACTATTGCCGCAGGACGAGCTCGAACACCGCGCGAGGCAGATACTCGACTCATATACGCCGAACCAGCAGCCCGCGCCACAGACACCGGACTCCCCGCGACTTATCATCAGCGACTTCCTGCGTTCCAAAGGATTCGAGCCGATGAAGAAAAGCGCGTTGCACTTCGGCTCCCGTTTGGCCGAGAACTACAAGATGAAGTTCGGCGCCTATCCGCCGAAGCACGGGAAGGCATACGTCTACTACGAGATCGACCGGCCTCTCATGGAGGAGACGTGGGCTCAGATTCAGACGGAGGATGCGGACTGATGGCATCTGATTTCAACTCTGTCGCCAGAGCCATCCGTTATCTCGGTGATTGCGTCCGTTATCTCGCGGACAAGTATGTGGCCGTGAACGATCGCGTGTACTCGGATTGGAACGAGGCGTCGAAGGTCGTCGGGGACGTTGGCCGTGACCATGTGGCCGATTATGCGGAGGCGTCACACAAGCAGGGCAAGTCGCGTACTTGGCGTCACAGTCACCTGATGGAGCGCGAGGAGCAATTGTCGTTGCAGTCGAGGGGTTCTCATGTTGACTCCGAATGATGTCCGGCACAGAAAGTTCCGCACGTATCGTTCCCTGCTTCACGGCGAGGTCTACGACATGGAGGACGTTGACGATTTTCTGGACGCGGTGGCCGACACCATCGAGGTTCTGGGCAAGGAAGCACTCAAGGGAAAGGATGAATGATGACCGTCAAGCAGATGCCTGATGACGAGTATTTCGCGTTGGACGCGATAGATCAGACCTCGTTGAAGAAGTTTCTTATCAGCCCGTTGGTTTACTCGGCTTATCTGACCGGCGAGCATGGGTATTCTTCGGCGTTGGAGTTCGGCAAGGCGGCTCACAGCATGGTTTTGGGCAGTGGCCCGCAGGTTGTGGCTAAGCCGAATCTGCGTACCAAGGAGGGCAAGGCTCTTCGTGCCAGGCTGGTCGAACAGTATGGTGCGGATGACATCGTGTGGCTGTCCGCTGATGATGTGGAGAAGGTCGAGGCCATGCGGGACATGGTTGGCGACTATTTTCAGAAGCTTGACGGCCAGCCGGAGGTGGCGATGATCGCCGTTGACCCCAAGACCGGTTTGGACATCAAGGGCAAGGCGGACTGGTTGCCGTCCACTCCCGACCCGGATGGGGTGCTGCGTATCCGCGACTATAAGACCACGGCGAAGTCACCGAGCGAGTTTGAGCGTTCATGCTGGCAGTACGGGTATCACATTCAGGCCGCGTTCTACATGCGCCTCTACCGACTCACCATGCCTGAATATAAGGGGCCTTTGGGTTTCGAGTTCGTGGTGCAGGAGAAGAACTCGCCGTTCGACTGGATGGTGTGGCGGTTTGACGAACGCTCCCCCATCATCACCGAACTGGCTGACCCGAAAATCGACAAGGCGTTGAAGGGCATCAAATCGTTCCGTGACTTGTCTGATGACCCGTTGGAGAAGATGCGTGGTTACGGGTTGTCGAAGATTCCGCAGGAAATCAGTTTCCCTGATTGGCGGCTCGTTGAGGAAGAGGAGGAGATTGACTCATGGCGGTAATCAAGAAGGACGCTCGGGGCGGGCGTGGCACGTATGCGACCCTGGCTCAGGTCGTGAACTATGTGGACGAACAGGGGTATGAGCTGCAATGGCCGACCCAGTTGATTGACGGTCGTCTGTATGTGGATACGGCTGTCAGGAAGAAGGGCGCGGACAAGTGGATTGCCAGTAATTGTCTTATACCGGTCGAGGTGGGTGATTCGCGTGGCATGAGCGTCATGCAGGCGTTGGGTTCCGCATTGACGTATGCGCGACGCTATTCGACTTGCGGCGCGTTCGGTTTGGCGACCACGGATGATGACGGTGAGACCAGCGGCTACAAGAAGCGTTCCACCAAGGGCATGACCGACGAGCAGCAGCAGACGATTGACCAGATTCTCCAGTCTATGCGGGTTCCCGACGGTCAGGAGAACGGTTTTATCAGCAGCATACTGCAACGCAACGTGACCTACGGGAAGCTTTCGGAGGCGGACGCGGCCATGTTCATCGAATCATATCAACGCAATCAGGGGGCCAAGGCCCAGTGAGCTTCACACCGAAACCCGACTGCAAGTGCGAGAAATGCCTGTGGGTTCACGGGGACAAGATTACTCTCCACCAATGCCCCACATGCGGCGCCACTGATTGCGCCGGAGCCCAGTCGCACATGCTGGTCTGCAACAAGACAGCCAGCGAGAAACACAAGGTCAACCCGTATAGGAGGTACAGCTGATGGCCGGAGAGGCACGAGTCATCTTGGAGAACGCCCGCCTGGGCGCTGACCCGGAACAGAAGCAATCACAATCGGGACAACCATACTTAAGTCTGCGGTTCGCCATCACCCCTTACAGGAAGAACCGTCAGACCAACCAGTATGAGGACGGGGAGACGGAATGGTGGCAGGCCACCGAGTTCGACACCCGGCAGATGGAAACCTATATGCGTGAACTGCATAAGGGCGATTCGATTCGCGTCGAAGGCGTATTGAACGTTCGTCTCTATCAGGACAAGCAGGGTCAGACCCAGATCAGCCGCGAGGTTCGGTTCGCGCATATCTCGAAGAACCTTCCCAAGGCGAAGCAACAGCAGCAGGGTTTCCAACCGAATTACGGTCAGCAGCCGAACAATTACGGTCAAGAAAACTACGGGGTGCCGAACTATCAGCAACCACAGCAGCAACCTAACCCACAGTTCCAGCAGCCGGCTCAACAGCCAAACCAGCAGCAGTATCAGCAGCCAGCAGTTGACCCTTGGAGCCAAACGCAAGGCGCCTCTCAGGATGAGTTCGGCAATGGTCAGCTCTAACCCTTCACGTGAGACGTGCCGTCTTGTGGATAGGCGGGACGGTGAACGGTGCGTGAGATGCGGTGCAACCTACAACTGGGCGGGTTTCTCACGTCATCACCGGCATTTGAGGAGCCACCCGTTCCCCGGCCTCCACCTGCCGTCAAATCTCATACTGCTGTGCGGCAGCGGCTCGAACGAGGGCTGCCACCTGTGGGTGCATACACATCAGCGTGAGGCGATGGAACAGGGGTGGCTGGTCAGCGGTTTCAACGACCACCCCGAACAGGTGCCGGTCATGGTTTACGGCAAAGGTCTCGTGCTCTTGGACAACATGGGAGGCTTCACGTTATGCAGTTAGACCCCATCGAACAACTCTACAAACTGTCCTGCCGTGAATCATCGTTCAGGACAACCCTATACAAGCTAGACCCGGTGTTGTTTCGCCGGTTCACGACCTGCCTCTGCTGCATAAGGCGCTCACACGGTACACGAACAGCAGATCATACCAACGCATACAAGCGGAAATCAAAGGAGAACCAAGTGCGTGACACGATTCTCTGCCTATGTGACCTTACAGGCACGATGGCTCGCCCTTGGGTGGAGAACGGCTACAAGGCGGTTCTCGTAGACCCCCAGCATGGCATCGACCATGAGGATGGTGCCTATTTGAAACTGGCTCGCACCATCGAGGAAGCGTTCGCCCAGATCAGTGTTCTGGTACGTTCCGGTCGGCTCGCATTCGTGGCCGGGTTCCCTCCTTGCACGGATATGGCGGTGAGTGGCGCTCAATGGTTCGCCCGCAAGTATGAGGCCGACCACATGTTCCAAGCTAAGGCCGTTTCCGTTGCGGAGCAGTGCAGGGTGATAGGTGAAATGAGCGGCGTCCCCTACATGGTGGAAAACCCGGTATCGGTTCTTTCCAACGTATTCGGCAAACCCTCTTACACGTTCAACCCGTGTGATTACACGCGGTTCGCGCCCGAGGACAACTATACGAAGAAAACATGCCTTTGGACGGGGGGGGGGGATTCCAAATGCCGCCTCGCAGCCAGGACATGACTCTTCCTCCCGCTGACCGGAATCGTATCTGGTACATGAGCGGCAAGGATAGGGCCAACAACAGAAGCAAAACACCGCTTGGTTTCGCCCGAGCGGTCTACGAAACCAATCATAAGGAGAACTGAAATGGAAATCAAGAACATAGTCGATCAATCGGTAACTGTCACACGAGTGCAGACCCTGCACACGGTGGGCCGACTGCTCGAAAGCTTCGGCTGCACCCGCATTCTACAACTCACCATCAACGGCAAAGGAGCAGACAATGAGCAGTGAGAAACCATTCTGGGAAGGTAAGACCCTTATGGAGATTCAGAATCTCGATAAGCGAGTCAAGGTGACAATGGAGAACGGAGACGTATTCATAGGGAAGCTCGTGCGGCGTTCCAGAGACACGGACGGCATATGTAGCCTTTCGATGCAACTCGACGCGCATCGAACATATTTACACGTGTTCTCGGCTGAATCATCTGATACGCAGCCCGTCATTCCCAGTTACGTCGATACCGTCGAATTGTTGGATGACCCCGAGTACGAGCGTATCGACCGCATCGAAGACGTGCGTGTGGGCGATATTTTCGTAGCGATGAACGGCAATAAATTCTCCGTTGTCGCTGTCGATTTTGATGATGACAAAACAAACCGCACTCTTGCGGTCATGGTACAGGTCGATGATCTCGACTCCCACGTTTGGATGTTTAATTCAAACTTCGCCTATGCTCTGCGTCCAACCCCGAAGCTCCCCGACCATGACGGGCTCTGGCTAGACAAAAACGGTAAAACATGGGTCGTCTCAGATAGCGACACTACGCTTTTCGACCCCGGCTCCCTAATCCGGATTATCAATTCGGGCAGTTTAAAAATCAAAGGAATCGCTTTTGGAACGAAAAGCGATGACGCAATTAAACTCGCCCCATTCCGTCCGGCCAAGGTGGTGGAAGCATGAACGGGTGGTTGTTTCTTGGGCTGGCACTCTGGTTTCTGCTCACGTTCATAGGAACAATCACGGCCGTTACCGGGATTGGCTGTGACGATAACGAACTCGTGCGTGTTCTAGCTGTTTTCGGTCTGGCTGCAGCTATCACGTCATGGGCCATGTTTATCGGTTTTTGCATGCACATGGGAGGCGCATTGTGAGCATCATCAGCAGTGAGGCGAAGTAAGCCACCGTCCGACGAGCCCTCAGTTTATCCACTGAGGAGGAGTACGCCGCGACCAAGTGCACGGAGTACGAGGCCGGGTTCATCGCCGGAGCCACGCGCCAGCCCACGGAAGAGGAAATCAAGGCGGCTTGTCTGGCAATCATGTCCCATGTGATTTTCCCGCCGTCACAACAGGTGTTCGATTTCCTCACGAAGTCAACCGGCGCATATCCCGGCCAGGAAATCGTGCGGAAGGTAATCGAGGCAATGCAAAGAAAGGCAACGGAAGAATGAACAATCTTATCCAATGCGATATGTGCGGCTACCTCATGACCAAACGTTGGAGCGAAACCATTGACGGTAAGACGTATTGCCGTGATTGCGTTCCGAAGAAGCGTCTCATCGATTCGGGTGAGCCGACCGAGTTCGATGATACCGACGAAATCGTATGCCCTTACTGCGGGCACCGATACGAAGATTCGTATGAATGCGGCGGCAATGACGAATACTTCGAGGAGGAGTGCGAGAACTGCGGACGAGAGTTCAACGTGACTCGCATCATCGACATCAGCTATGACACCAAGCCGAAGGAGGCAACGGAAGAATGAGCAACTTTTACACGGCGGGTGCGGCCGCCATGACCTCGAACAAGGACGATTGGGAGACTCCGCAGAAACTGTTCGACCAGTTGAACGAGGAATTCCACTTCACCCTCGACGCGGCATCCAGCGACCAGAACGCAAAATGCGAGCACCATTACACTGCCTCAAACAGCGGCCTCGAACATTCGTGGGAGGGGGAGACCGTTTTCTGCAATCCTCCTTACGGGCGGAACATCGGCGACTGGATTCGCAAGGCCTCACGGGAGGCCAGCAAGCCGAACACGCTCGTAGTCCTACTGGTGCCCGCACGCACCGACACCCGCTGGTTCCAAAACCATATACTGCATCGCGCGGAAGTCCGATTCCTGCCCGGACGATTGAAGTACGAGGTGGACGGGCAGGCCGGTGAAGCGGCACCATTCCCCAGCATGATTGTCATCATGAGAACCGGAGAAAGACAATGATGTGTTTTCACAGGATTAGCCCGTGTCCCAAATGCGGGGGCAAGGTCAAGGCGAAATGGGAGGAGCAGCATTATCTGTCCGCTTTGGTCTTCCGGTGCGGCGGATGCAGGTATAAGCCGTATGCTCTCGCGTTGAAGTCGAAGCCCGCAGTGGAGTGGGAGTGGCCGAAAGACATGATGCTCGCAGCCGCCATCCGTCGTTGGAATGCGATGTGCAACGGGGACAAGCGTTATCGGTTGATCTACGAGAGTCTGGGAGGCAGACGATGAGTGTCCTGTATCACGGCGGCGTACCCGATCTGAATACGGGCGACATCATCGAGCCCGGTCACAGCCGGGACAATTTCGACGACTGCCCGATATGCCGCGCCCGACGCGAGCAGGGCGCGGACGCACCCATCGACGCGACACTGCACCCCGACCAGGTGTACTGCACCCCCGACCGTCTCTACGCGCACTTCCACGCGAGCATGTACGGGCGCGGGAACGTCTACCAGGTGCGACCGGCCAATTGCACGCTCACCCGCAGCGGCGAGGATTCCATCGAATCCTACCGGTGTGACCGGCTGGAGGTGGTCAGGGTGGTGGACGTGCACGTGACGCTGACATGGAAGGAACGCCGCAAACTCGCCCGCAAGTGGGCCAAGGCCGACAAGGAACGTGACGGCAAGGCGTTAGACCCGAATCCGGTGCCGCGCAACGCGACCCCTGAAATGCTAGCCCGCTGGCAGGAAAGGGAAATCGCACTCGCAGAAAGACAGATGGGAGGCGGACGATGAATGAACCGTTTGACGTGCAGAAGACCATTCACGACCGCATTGTGATGCACTCCAAGTATGGCGTGCAGGGTGCTTGGAATGACGGGTATATCGCGGGCTTGTCGGCCGCATTGTGGGCCGTGGTAACGGCTGACGGAGTGAACCGTACCGGCTGCAAGCATTTCGATCTGCACAATCCCGGACAAAAGGAGATGGGCCTTGAGCATTGAGACGGAATCGTTCGACTTGACCTTTGGCAGCATCCACTATGCCGGCACGAGGCTCACTATCCCGATTGACGATGACGAATACATGGTTTATCGGGTAGAGATCGCCAATCATCGGCGTGGCTCTTCCAGCTTGGTGACGTTTCACCTCGACCGGGACGACTCCCGCCCGGAGCACAAGACCGTTGGCCAATCTGCAAGCGCTTATCTGAGCGTGGACGAGGCGAAACAAATCATGCAGGCACTGCAACAGGCAATCAAGGAGGCGGACGATGAGTGACAAGGCGATGCCGTTGGGCAGGAAGTTCAAGGTTCGGTTGACCATCACGCCGGAGGAAACCGGAACGCCCGTGGACATGCTGGGATTCACGTTCACCAGCGGCCGGAACGGGCATACGGAACTGGACGCAATGTACAGCAACATTCCCAAACTGGTTGACGACGGGCTCGACTCACTGTCGATTCTTGTGATCTTCAAAACACTGGAGATGTGGGCCCAGAAGGGATATGAGCTGTGCCAGCCCATCGTTCAACGATTTTACGGAGGCAGACGATGAGCTATAAGGCGAAGATATTCACCCGCGAGGAGTTTCGAGAGGTCGTCGCAGCCGCCATCTACGACTACGAACAAGCGCCCGCGAAATGCCTCTACACGACCAAGGATGCGGCAGACCAACTCTACGGCCATTACGGCGAGGAAACCGAGGTGGAGGAATGAACGGAGTACAGCTTACCAACCATCTGACCGCGCAATTCTGGCCTCAGCCCTGAGCCGGTACGAGGCCAGAATCACCGAGGACGGCGACTTCAGAGCCTACATATACGCCATGAGCCTCAAACGTCTCAAACGCAAGTGCGAGAGGTACGCGAAGCGTGAACGCAAGGCCATCGCATATGTCGCCACGCTCAAGGAGGAATCATGAGCGTAAGTAGTCTCAAAACGCGAAGAAGGAATTGAATTGAGCGGCTGGCGTGACAAGGCCGCGTGCCGTGACATGGACCCTGACCTGTTCTTCCCAACCACGTCCAGCGAGGAACGATTGGCGCTCAAGGCCTGCGCCCAATGTCCGGCGATATGCGAATGCGCACGGTACGCGGCGCAACACGACAGAATCAGCGGCTACCCATTGCAAGGCGTATGGGGTGGCGTGAACAGGAGCAGAAGAAGGAATCGAAATGAGTGACAAGGATATGGTCACGGTTTACGAACGACGTGACGGCAGCAAACCCGGATTATGGTCCGTGTACCGGTATTTGGGGTGGGACGTGTTTTTCTCGTTCTCCCTCGCGGTGGGCATCACGTCAAAGAATACGATGATGGCCATTGTTCAAGCGTTTTGTCTGCTGGTTTTTCTTGGACTCACCGTCTGGCAGTTGAACCATCTGACCTGGAATGTCGTGGAGTACACGGTGAAGATTTCCCACGATAAGGCAGAGGAGGTCGTCAATGAGTTGGCTTAATGACTTCTACCGGATAGTCGGCAAAGGCGACGTGCGGGACTCCGATTTCATTCTCAACGGCGAAAGCTTCTACTGCCCCCAATGTGGCAGACACCTGAAGGCTGCTACAGGAACCGTGAAAGGCTCCGAGGAGAAACGCTATCGGTTCAAATGCGTTGACCGAATGCATTACCGCACCAAGTGGCATGAGTCGTATCAGGCCGCGTTGATGGAAATGATCGAGACGTTCGAGAAAGGGGAAACCGTATGAGCAAGCCGAGTAAACGCGCGTGGGACATGCTTATCGAGAACCCGAACCGTCCGGCCGATGAGGTTCGTATCGCCACCGGCCTGAAGGTGGAGATGATCGAGCAGATTCGTAGTGACGTGTTGAAGCGTCTCAGGGACAACCCGGAGTTCTGATTATGCGTCCGAGTTATCTACCCGTCCAGTACGAGCATTGCCCGTATTGCGGAGGAATCATGAACATCTGGGGTCATTGCATGGATTGCCAGTTCCATGATGACCCGACCGAATACTGGAGGGACGAATGAGCAGAGCCAAGCAGCGTGGGACGCTTTTTGAGTCGGCCATAGTCAAATATCTGCGTGCCCGCTTGGGTGATACGGAGCAGACCATACACCGTGAGGTGTTGCATGGCGGAGGCAACGACCAAGGCGACATCACCGGCGTGCGTATCCACGGGCAACCCGTGGTCATAGAGGCCAAAAACTACAGCACGTACAGCGGGCACCTCAAGGAATGGATGCAGGAGGGTCGTACCGAAGCGGGTAACGCGGACGCGCCCTACTGGTTCGTCGTATTCCACCAGAAAGGCGTCGGATTGGACTCTTTGAAGAGCATGGACAACCAGCCGGTAGTCACCGATCTGAAAACGTTGGCTCTCATAGCCGGGCATGGGGTGATCGAGGGAGACGAGGAATGAGCGAGATTGACGAGTTCATCAAGACGGCTCGTGCCGGTAAGCCCGTCTACCTGACCGCCGAGGAGAAACAGGCGTTGAGGAATCATCGGGCTTATCTGAAGCTCAAGGCGAAAGACCCCGACTATTTCTCGAAAGCCCGTCGTGAGGAACGGCGCAAACGCAAGGAGGAACAATGAGCTACGACCTGTATGTGGTACGCCCTGATATTCCAGAGGACTGCTGGTATTACGTGTGCGACCGTGACCATGAGGAACGCTCCTACGACCAGTATGGCCGTTATTTCAACTACACGTATAATCTCGGCCCGTTCTTCGACGCCTATCATGTTCGCCCGTCAACCGACTTGGACGGCAAGACCGGTAGGGAATGCGCCGAACTTATACGGCAAGCCCTCATGAGCATCTACGTTCAGCCGTTGCATGAGCTGCGTTCCGAATACAATCCGCGCGACGAGAACGGCGAGTTGGTTGATTGGGGCAGTGTGGACGGCGCAATCAAATGGTTGGAACGGATACACGACTACTGCCGTGAACACCCCGACTATGTTGTCAAGGAACGCTCCTGATGGGAAACAGTCACAACACGACACCCACCAAGTGCATCGACTGCGGGCGAATCCGGCCACGTAACCAGATGTGCAGCGGGCCCCGTTGCCGCAACTGCCATATCAAGGCCGACCCCATACGGTTGGCGAAGCATAGAGCCGGAAGCGCGAAATAGGCAAGGGAGCATAAAACCAAACGCACTCCCCCATTGCCCATCCAAGAGGGCGGCATGGTTTTCGCCGGCCACCCCATCGACATCGATGACCCGTATCTGCGCGAATTCATCGAAAAGGCAAGGAGAACATGATGGAAGATAGGAAACTCGTTGATTTCGCCCGTTGGCTGAACGATCATCCGGGCGAATGGAATCTTTGGCCGTATCTCATTCCGATACAGGCCGACCGCAGGGATACCGTCGCATCGATGAGGCTTGTCATGGAACGCATCAAAAACCATCAGTACGACGAGTTCCGCGTGGACACCGTATTGCTCGAATACGAACTGTTCAACGGTTTCATGGGTTTCGACACCAACAGCGTGCATGAGAACGGTCTCGCGTTGAAGATGAGGCTCAAGGCATGACCGCGCGTGGAGATGACCGCAAGCTCATGCATTGGATAGCCTCGCACGGGTACACGGTGGTGCGCGCCAGCAGCGGCCACTGGAAGATATTCGATGACGGCGTGCTGCTCACGGCGACGAGCGGCACGCCCTCGGACTGGCGAAGCCGCCACAACTTCATACGAGATTTAAGGAGACGATCATGTTCAATCGATTAACGAGGATACGGCACCGTTGCCCCTTCTGCGGAAAGACCCCGTTCATATTCGAATGGAAAGGCCGCTACATGTATTGCTGCGGTGTCCACTTGGAAGGCCCCTATGCCGGCACGAAGGCAGAAGCATGGGATAAGTGGTGCGGGATGGTTGAGTATCTTTGGGAAAGGGACGGGAGATGACCAATAACGTGGATCATCCGCAGCATTATGAGAACGGCCCATACGAGTGCATCCTATTGGCCGAACAATACTCGTTCAACGTGGGCAACATGATCAAATACGTGTGGCGCCACAAAGCCAAGGGCCATCCCAAGGAGGACTTGGAGAAAGCCATCTGGTACGCGCATAGAGCGAAAGCCAACGGAGAGAGCTTCGCCGCATACCCTTGGCACTCAGACAGTGACCTAACCGACTACATCCGCTCCCCCTACGATTGGGCGACTCTGATGCACCTGAAAGCCGATACGACTACCGGCGTGGAACATGATTTCTGGGACAGCATGACCGAAGCCGATGACGAGAACGCTATCCACTCACTACGCCAACTGTTGAAGGAGACGGAATGAGTCCGGTGGGTCTTGCACATTTCATCGAACTAACGGTACTGGTCATCCTGTTCATCGCCACCATCGTCGTGTTCTACAAGTGGATTTACCACAAGTGCGCCGACGTTTGGTGGCATGTCACCCCGGACGATTCCGACAAGGCGCAGTTCCTAGCCCTCGGCATGATCGTCGCTATGGTAGTCGTGTTCATCGTTTTCGTCATAGCCCTACTGTTCATGCACATGGTGTTCCCCGATTACACGTACTGGCTGATAGGAGCAGTGAAATGAGAATCAGATCAATCAAGCCTGATATTTGGCGCAGCGATGATTTCACCAGCCTTGACGACTTCGGCCAGTTGATGTTCATTGGGTTGATGAATTACGTCGATGACAACGGAGTGGGCAAATACAATGTTGTCGATTTCGCCGCCGACGTGTTCGCTTCGCACCTCGCCAGCGACGCTTACGGAACTTTACAGAAAATTACGGAAGTTTTCGGAAGCCTTTCCGAGCGGGGTATGGTGCAGATTTACACCGCCAAAATATCAGGCAAAGACGTTAATCTTGTCTATTTAACGAATTGGGACAAGCACCAGCAAATCAGCCACCCGATGAAACCTCGTTTTCCGCGTCCTGATGCCGATTCCAAGCCCTTGCCGAAGATTGCGGAAAATTGCGGTAATCTTCCGAAAACTTCCGCCCGGAACAGAGGAACAGAGGAACAGAGGAACAGAGGAACAGATATACCCCCTGTAGTCCCCCAGGAGGGGGACGGCGAAGAAAACATACAGGCCGACGAGATTCACGTTGAGGCCGATGCCGAGTTCAAACAGTTCTGGGAGGTCTATCCGAATCATGACTACGAGGAAGCCGCCATCAGGGTTTTCAGAAAAGTCAGGCACAGGCGACAAGACCGGCCATCGCTCACGGCCCTCATAGCCGGCGCGCAAATGCTGGCTAATTCCGGTACCGAGCCGCAGTTCATTCCGCAAGCCGCACGTTGGCTGCGCGATGGGGGCTGGAAGAACAAACCCAAGCCGCCTAGGCGGGCGGAGCTGCCGCCAGTCACGAGCAACGCGATGTATAACGCTGGTTTCATTCACGACCTCGGACAACAGCCCACGCAAGATGATCTACAAATCGAAGGAATCGAATGAGTCTCACTTTGCAGGAAGCCGCCTTGGTGATGGCGAAAATCAACACCCATCATGGCAACGCACGATTGGACAAGCTCTCGGTCGAATCGTTCCACGAGGAGCTTCGCGCGGACGTGACATTGGCCGAGTGCATGGAGGCCGTTAAACGCTTCTACGCCGACAACGATTCAGGCCGTTGGATGGGCTCTGGCGATGTGAACGCGATGATTCGCCAATTGCGCAATAAGGCGAAGCCCTCGGAGGCGGAGATCGCGCGTGAGTGCGATGCGCGGGGCTTGGAGGGTGACGCGGCGTGGCTGTACCGGCGTCAGCGCATGTTGGGCCGTCAACCCGAGGAGGCGGCTCGAATCACGGCCTCGAGTCGCAACCCGTTGGAGTTGGAGCCGGCGAAGCCGAAGCGGCGTACACCGGTACGGCATTTCCTCGGCGCGGGCGACTTGGGGTTGGGTGACATACTGCCGCGACACGCCGAACCACATTTGGAAAACTAGAGACGCCCGTGCATTATTGGTCTTGCTGACACGTCCGAAGCTCTTAATGAGTGAAGGTCTAGGTCAGTTTGTCTTTTTCCACTGAAAACACGAGGCTCTGCCGCTATGACGGTTGCTGGCGGGAGATCGTGACCGACGCGCCGTCCATGCTCATCGGGCATGGGATACCCGAGAACCGGAGCCTGTTGTGCGCATGGCATGAACGCCAGCTCTCCAACGACCTGCAATGGTTGGAACGCAACCTGCCCGACCTGACCGAGTATCGCATCAACCGCGCCTACGGGCACAAGAACGGTGGCGGCGGGAACGCGGGCACGGCTCCAGCGCCCGTAAGGGAAACCCTGCACGACCTGCTGTACGCTGACGACGACCACGGCTATCCGGGCTTGCAAGGCACACTCTACGAGTGGGTGCGCAGCCTGAAACTGAACCTGCGTGAATCGGCGCCGCTGGCCGACATGGTTTACCGAATCGCCAATCACCCGAAACTCGACGAGCACCCGTCCACGCCCGTGTACGCGGAACCGGTTCACGGGCTGGTGCGCAAACTGCGTCGTTTCCTCACGGACGATGACGGGGAAACCGTATTGTACGGCTCATGCCCCGCCAACGGGTGCTTGGGCCAGCTCTCCGGCTACGTGGACGCGGAGACGGCGAAATGCCCGAAATGCGGGTTCAGTATGCCGGTCGCCCTTATCAGGGCGGAACGGGTGAAGCGTCTCCTCCAATCGGAGGCGGTGAGAACCCGTGGCGAACTGTTGGACATCATCAAGGCGTGCGGAATGCGCGTGAACCGCAGCACTTTGCGTAGTTGGATACATCGAGGCCAGTTGCCCCAGCAGGGCGAAGATGCGTACAGCAATCCGCTTTACCGGTTCAGTGATTTCTACCGTCTCGCGTCCGGCTTGTCGGAGGACGCGGACGTGTGGGAGATCATGCAGGTTTCGCAAAACCAATCCAAGGAAGGAGACAACAAGTGAGCAGTCAGATTCAACCATTTGACTTCAACGGCATTCAGGTGCGTGTCCTAACCGATGCACACGGCAACCCGTGGTTCCTTGGAGCGGACGTATGCGCCATTCTCAGTACGGCCACCAACCATATTCGGGAATACCTCGATGCCGATGAAATCACCAATATCCGTACTACGGACATTGCCCAGAACGGCGGCAAGGCGCCCGTTTTCGTGTCCGAGTCCGGCCTGTACTCCCTCGTGTTACGCAGCCGCAAGCCCGAGGCTCGCGAGTTCAAACGCTGGGTCACGCACGAGGTGCTGCCATCGATTCGCAGGCATGGTGCGTACATGACCGAATCGACTTTGGATAAGGCAGTCACCGAACCCGACTTCCTTATCCGGCTTGCCACGCAAATCAAACAGGAGCGGGCGGAAAAAGAGAAGGCCCAAGCACAGGTCGAACGGATGCGTCCCAAGGCATTGTTCGCTGACGCTGTGGAAACCTCGAAGACCAGCATCCTTGTGGGCGACTTGGCGAAAGTCCTGAAGGGCAATGGCGTGGATATTGGCGGCACTCGCTTGTTCGCGTGGCTGAGGGACAACGGATGGCTGATGAAAACCGGCAGCTCTCGCAACATGCCCACGCAGAAATCTATGGAATTGGGATTGTTCGAGATCAAGGAAACCACCGTGGTTCACTCGGACGGTCACACGACCATCAACAAGACGCCGAAAGTCACGGGCAAAGGTCAGACGTTCTTCGTCAACAAGTTCCTCGGACACAGGGAGATTACTCAATGAGCATCAATCTTGGTACCACGGAAGTGGAATTGGGCTTGTATTCCAAGGCGCTTCAACTAGCCACGTTCACCGTGGAAGTCCCGGTGGCGGGCGAACTGGAACCGGACAGCGTGTTCATAGGCGACGACATGCAGCCACGCGCGCACGTGACAGTGACGCTGCCGCCCGACGGTTCCGTCGAAAAGGCCGTTAAAGCCGGGGTTTATGCGTTCCAGAAGGCGTTCAACGAGTCGATGGAATCGAGGAACGTATGAACTGGCTGAAGCGACTGCTGCACTTGGAGGAGCCGGAACCGGTCGAAAAGCCGGAACCTAAGCCACCGGTGTTGGAGCCATGCCCTATCTGCGGACGCACACCCAAGCCGAAGTATGTATACGACACCATCCTTACCCGCTACTACTGTCAGGAAGACTCCGTGTGGCTGCTCTCGGAGTGGTGCGATCATTCCGCGAGTATCTTCTCGTTTGCCCCGTTTGAGGACAAGGACGTTCCGAAGTGGAATATCGGTTGCAGACTGTTAAGGACAATTGTTGCCGTGCTAGTTCCCGAATGCCCTGTCTGCGGGGAGAAACCCACCGTGCAACCGGACTTGGAGTCGGATATTCCCCAGCTTGTCTGCTCATGCAACGAACTGTTGGGCAACGAGGGAATAACAAACGTCTATCAGCGCAAGGGCGAGTGGATACGTCGTTGCATGGCGTTGGAACGCAAGCAGGACAACGTGAGGGAAATGGAACAGCTTATCGAAAGGGAGTCGGAATGAAGAAGATTCGCGTCGCTTGGAATGACCTGAAGCCCGGCGATTTGATTCACGTCAAAGGCAGCAAGAACACGTACAGGTTCGTCAGCTACGGGAGTGGAACCATTTCGGGCGACCCGGAAAAAGTCACACCCAAGAAAGCCAAACAATACGCTTTCGTTGACATCCAAGCCGCCGTCGTCCACCCATATGGCAGGTGTTTCTACACGGAATTGAAACTTGTCGTTCTAGACTCTGACTTTGATTACGCGACACGTCCCGCACCAAAGAAACCGCATATTGAAGAACCGGTTTCGCCCGGCGAATACTGGGCGCGTATCCAGATTGGCGAGGGAGAGACGTGGGTGCAAATCATCAAAGTCTATGTCAACGACTACGTTCGGCTGTCCAGCGACAACGATAAGCGCGTATATCAGATCAGTGGGCATTCGGTCTTATTCGAGTCCTCGTGGATGACATGGTGGGAATTGTTGGAGTCCATTAAGCAGACTCCGATTCTGGAACTGTTGTCTGCCGAGGAATACTACACGCGCAAAGCAAAAGGCAAGCTGTGAGCATTATCCCCATAGCTTTGTTCATAATGTTGCTGAGTCTAATCATTCTTATCGAATCCACGAGGAAACCATGACCGAAGAGAAAACCGCGTCGTTTAAATACGAACGCTGCATCATCGACCTGACCGAGTTCGCGCATAAGGTCAGCGTGGAAGTCCGCGTGTACGATACCGAGGAAACCATGCGGAGAGCCGCCTGTATCGACTTGGTGGAATCCTCCATCGAATCCGATGACCTCGACAGGCCGATTGGAGATGCCGCGTTCGAAAACGGCACAGCCGGAATTACCCTCATGCAGTCCGCGCCAATCGACACGCAGACCAATGTGGTGAAATATGGGAACTCCCCCATGTGCGTGATCTATTTGAGCCGCGAACACCTGCTGCCGCATATCGTCAGCCATGAGTGCGTGCATGCTGCGATGGGCTTGTACAACGTCGAGATTCTCGGATACCGGCACAAGGCCAAGGCATGCAAGCACATGACGGTCTCAAATGAGCTTGTCGCATACGCGCAATCCGAACTGTTCCGCTGCGTTATGGAGTTCCTGGCCGATGCCGTTAAAACAACAGAAGAGGAACAATGAGCTACATCATCGACCGAACTAATTACCTCTTTTCCCCTAATGACTCGCCTTACAAGAACGCTCGTCTCGTGGAAGTCCACGAACCGTTTGAACGCCAACTAAGTAGAGGAGTCACCGAGAAAGGCTCCCGCATCGAGAAGAAGTGGATCACGGACGATGACCCGTTGACCGTCTATACGAACGAAGGCCGTATCGTCGTGCAGGACACCGGTTACTCAGAGTATCCCATCGGTATTGAGATCTACAACGATTACCGGGAATAAGAATGCCGCCCCTAGTGTGCTTCCATGAGAGGCAGTGGCGGCTTTCTAACACGCCTTTCATAGCTTGAAACCCGTGACAATCTATTTTTTATTGATTTTCACGGGTTTCAGTGAGCGATGGACGTGTTTTCGTATAATCAGGCCCACATTTATGGTTTTATTCGCTTCGCTCACACATCAGCGGAGCTGACACGTCGATTTCCGCGCCAAGCGGCGCGGAAAGCACCTCATGCACGTCCGGCGCAAAATACAGGTTGCCCCTTCCAGACGGATACACACGCAGTATGCCTACGGATACTAGACGGGACAGCGCGTGCTGCACCGCTGACGGGCTCTTGCCGAACCTTCTCCTCAGCGCACGTGTCGTCACGGTGGGTTGCCCGATAAGGTACATCGCCGTCTGAACGGACAATCCACTGTAATTGTGCGCGTCCAGAAGACTCCGATACTTCTGCCGAACGTTGACCAGACGTTTGACGCGCAGCAAGGCGTCCTCGCAGGATTCCTCGACGCCTTGGCAGAAGAACAGTATCCAGTTCTCCCAGTCGCCTTTTGTGGAAACGCCAAGCAGCCTATCCTGATATTCTGGACGACGACGCTCGAACCACGGGGACACCGACAGCAATGGCTGACTAAGCAATCCACGGCTCATCATCTGCAACAGCACCAGCAGTCGCCCGATTCTTCCATTGCCATCCGTGAACGGGTGCATCGTCTCGAACTGGTAGTGAAACATCGCCATATCCAATACGGCCAGCCCCGGCTCATTGCGGGACCGCCACCAGTCAACGAGTGACCGAACCGCTATGTCCAAGTCCTGCCCGGGCGGCATGGGAACGAAACGCGCATCCTCGATACGCCGTGTGGGAGAGCCGATGAACACTTGGGTTGATCGTATATCCCCGGCTTGCGGATTGTCGGACTTCGTGCCCTTTACGAGAAGCTGCTGCAATTCACGTATGAGGGACAGGCTTATCGGATGCCCGGCCTGAATCTGGCCTATGCCGCATTCCGCCGCATCGAGATAGTTCAACACTTCGCGCATGGACTCGCTCAAACCGCTTTTGTCCTCACCCACCTCGTAGTCCTGTGCGAGAACGGTTTCCAACGGCTCGAACGTGCCCTCCAGAGCGCTTGTGCTCTGCGCTTCGCGTCGCATGGTCGGACGGCGCAGCATATCCGGGTTTGGTAGATCCTCCCCCAGTTCGCTCAATCTCGCCAATGCCATCGAGGCTCGGGACACCACGCCCATGACACGTGGAGAAAGCGTGGGATAATCACCAAGCGGGTTCGGTACGAACGAATACGTATCGTATTGCATCAGACCGTATCTTGTGGCGTACTCGCCCGATAGTCTACGCAGCTCGCCTGGCGCGTCAGGTGTAAACATTTCTTTTCTCATGTCACTAACTATACACATTTCTTGAATTGTTCATACTAAGATTCCGCAAATCTTAGTATGAAACATGGGTTGACCATACACTATCCTTCGTATTCCCTGCACAGGTCGGCGGCGAACTTGCTGAGATTATCCGGGTCAAGCTCATAGTTCTCCCCGCTCTCCCCCGCCTCGTCATAGTATTTCCACACCTCATGCAAAGCGGCTCTCATACGCTCAGCGTCCATCGATTACCTCCTGATTCCAGTCCAACATGTCAGCGGCCAACCATTGCCCGCCGCCTGAAGCATTGGCGTACAGCCAAGCCCCGTAAGAGATTCGAGCCGACTTATCGCGTTTCAGCCATGCTTGAAGCCACATAAGACGCAGCTTCCAGCGTGGTATACGCCGCCACAACTCGGTGTTGGTGGCGGGGTCGAAACGCTCGAAACGGTAGATCGCGGTAATCATTCCGACTCACCCGATTCGACTTGCGAACCATCTTCGCGTTCGGCATAGAACATGTAATCTTCTATGTCGTCAACGTCATACAGATCACCATCGCCGTGCTCGTCCACCCATTCGCTCAACTGCTCAAAGGTCAAGCCTTTCGGCGCGACGACACGACGGTATTCAACCGTCGTGACACGCTTGGAAATCTCGTAGGTTTCCATAGGAGTTGCCGATAGGACGTGGAAGTTGGAATCACAGGATTCAAGCAAGTGAGTCTGGATATTCGGTTCAACCAGCTCCTCCCAATGGTCTTGCAGATAAGCGTCGGCGTCGGCTTCCGGTACGCTGTCGGGTATCTCCACCTCGAACTCGGTGCCCAAAAGCGTGTTGTACTGGCATTTGATGGTTTGCATGATGGAAAATCTTCTTTCTATTGTTCGGTAAAACGATTGACGGGACAATAGACAGCTCTAAAGTCCCGTCTAAATGCTGATTTATGTGAAAACCGCACCATAGAAAGCCCTATGATGCGGTTCTAAATGATGGTTTCTATAAGAATGGCCTCATAGAACAAGTCCATGAGGCCATGAAAACGATAACGGCTATACGCTCCGCCTGTATGGTGGAATGTCCAACGTGGCTTCCAATCCGTCGTTAACATGCTCCGCGTCCCTCAACGAGAGTCGTCCGAACCATTGCAGCAGTTCGCTCCTGTTGAAGTAGAAGCGTTGCGAACAGCGCACGAGCGACGGCTTCGCCAGTCCCTCGGCTTTCCAGTCGAGCAGCGGCACGTCGCCGGCCTCATCCCAATCAGTGTTGCCGGTTATCTTCGCCACGATACCCGACACCAGATCACCGTCAACCTCGGTGATTACCACGGGACGCGGCTTGCCGATACCGGGATGGTCGGGAAACTCGACCCACATCAGCCACACGTCATACAGGCGCGGTTCACTTGGCGTACTGGTCATAGACATCATCCTCCGAATCATTCCAATCGGCGGGCAGTATCACATGGCCCTTCTCCGAACGCTCGAACATGTAGGCATTGTGAACAGGCGGCACCGGATAGCCGTCAGGCGTGTGCCGCGTCGGCTTGAACGGCAACCCGTTGTCCACCAAAGACTGGCGTAAAAACATGTTGACTGCGGTGCTCAGGCTCATGCCCATGGAATCGTAGAGCGCGGCGGCACGCGCCTTGACATCATCATCAATATTGGCGACCAGCTTACCCATAATAAACCTCCTTAACGGTTAACAGATGGTATCAATCATATACCATATTGGGATAGAATAGTATCCGAATTTTTACCAGTAGATGTAAATCTCACCCGCCTTGTGTTTCCACCCGTCCGGCGCGTTAGGGAACGCCTTGCGCCATTCAGGTGTCAGAGATCCAAGCAAATCGGCGTAATCATCAAACGAGAACACGTCTTCATACTGTGCCTCAATATCGTGTGCCACGCCGTCCAGTTCGTCCAACATATTCATGAACTGTTGGGTTTCGCCATCGGGATACACGTATTGGGTGAGCATAAGGTTACTCCGCCAGTCGTCCAAGTATTCTCGGACACGGTAATCGATCAACGTAAGTTTGATAGTGGCGCTCATAATAATCTCCTAAAAAAGTATTGGTTTGGTTTATAGGTATGGGATGCCGTCCAGCGGAAGTGAGGAAAAACGCCAGGCGGCAAGAACTTAGAACAGCGGCAAAGCAAACCGCTTATCGGGTAAATCGGTGGCGTTCAACGCCGCCAGAATCAGATCGGACGTATGCAGTGGAATGTTGGCACGCACGGCCGCGATATTCTCGGCAGTGTAGGCGCAACCGGACGATTCCAGCACCTCACGAATCTTCGCCGTGGATATCCTGACTTCCATCACAGCACTCCCAGCAAATCATCGATAAGCATGGCGATAGCGGTTTGATAACGCTGATACGTGGTGGAATAGGCACAGTCGTAAACCTCACGCGCCTTTTTATCCAGCACGTCCAACGTGAAACCGCTATCAGCGGTCAAACGTTCCATCTCATCATTGTCAGGCGGCGTACTGGGCATACAGGCGACACCCTCAAGGGTATCCATCGCGCGCCGGCGTAAATCATCGATGAAACCATGCTGACCATCGAACACAGCCGACAAGTCATACTCATTATCATCAGCCATCTCCCACGCAGACTTCAACAGCAGTCGCGTGGCCTTGTCACGAAGCTCACTCATGGTCACGCCGCCTTAGCCCACAGGTCACGGGCGACGGCCACGTAATCGGCCACCGCCTTTTCCAATTGCTTGTCACTGCCACGCTCATAACGGGCACGGTAGGCGACAACGCACCTGCCGTTGGCCGAAGCAATGTAGGCCACCTTGCGGCCTTTGCTGGTACGGAAGTGACGGATATGGCCCAAACCTTGCAGTTCGGGGCATTCCTTAGCCATCATCAGGTCAGGCAACGTGGCATACGACACGGCCAGCTCATTAGTCTTGGGCGGAACCTCGGCAATCTCCTGAGTGATCGGCGCCGGTTCTTCCATATCAGCCGTGTAGACATCCGCCAACGACTCGTAGTATTCAGCCCAATCATCGGCAGACGGTTCATCATCGGAAAACTCGGGAACCGGCTCATCGTCTTCAGCCGCTTCCTCAACAGACGGCAGATAACGCACCATGCCCTGCTCAGGCCAATGGTCAACAGTCGCGAACCGCTCACCCTCACAAGTCCAACGGGATTCAAAATCAGCCACCGTGATACCGGAAACACTCTTAGCGTCCATACCCGTCAGCACGGGAACCGTGAACCCGTAAGCCTTGCGCTCACCGTCAGGTATCAGAAACCAGCCATGCTCAAGGTCAGTCTGACTCGCTTTCATACCGCCCAACAGTTCGGCATATTTCTTCTCGCCCTTGGCCTGAACGTTCCAAGACGTGCCAGCGGAAGTCTCCGACAGCCGCCAGATACGCTTCACTTTCGCGTTCACATACCTCACATCGTATTTCGAGTCATCCTTGCGCAACCGAACCCACATGCCGCTCACGGCGTTAACGTTACGGGACGGGTCATTATTGAGCTTCTTCATTTTGTTTTTCCTCATTTCAAAGATTGATTGTCAGATCTGCACGCCACGGTGATAGGCGTAATCGCCATACACGCAAGTGGCGGTATCATCAACGCCGTAAGGCGTGGAACATTGGGGAGTCGGCTGGATAAAACCAACCCACCTGAGAAAGAGAATGGCCGCGACTAGCGCGGCCACAAGCAGAACATGACGGACTTTCAACACTCACCCTCTTCGGTGGCTTCTGTGTAGAAAACGTCGTCCATCTGGTCGTTATCAAAACGCTCATTGACGTAATCGGACAACGCTTCAACGTCACCGTCATTGTAGAGTCGGGCGATTCTGCCATGCCCTACGCCATTGCCCTCCAACATGTAAGCGTCCTGGGCCCAGTAGGGTTCACCCTCGAAAGCCGCGTCATACTCGGTTTCAGAGACATACCCGTAATCGCCCAGACGGTAGATGCCCTCGCAAGGCTGAAACCCGTCATACCGGCATTTAGGCGTAAGTTTCGCGTCAACACGCTCCACCATATCCGTAATATCCTTAGCGGTAATCATTGTTAGCTCCCTTAAAACAGTGGGGGCACGGCTCCCATGCCATGCCCCGAAACGATTGATTTAACGATGGACTCGCACCATGTAGCCGCGTCCCCAGTGGTCGATCACGGCAATCACTCTGCGTAATACCTAGCCGGGTTATTCTGCATGTCAACACGCCGCCATGCCCTGACCAGTTCGACAGTCGAAGCATACCGTTCAACAGCCGACCGACTACGGTCGTACCGGACGGCCATATCATTGTCGAAACCGATAACCGTGTCCGCCATGATATGACGCGCCTCTTTTGCCGTGATGGCCTCACGATGCCAGTTGCCATCAAAAACGTCGTCGGCAACCCAAGCGTCACGCTCAGCCCTCGAATCAAACACCATGAGATACCCCGGCCATGACCCGTCATCCCATTTTTTGCCGACACCGTAAGTCCAGTAGAAAGCGTAATGATAGCGTGCCATCATGCCACCTCGCCATCGAAGTGACATTCGGCGGCTACCGCGTACAGCACGTCATGCATGGTGTCGGTACTGTAGCCGTTGATATCGGTGACAACTTGCAAAGTCTGCTCGGACACACCGTAATCATCTTTCAGCGCGTCCCACATTTCCTCGATAGACATTGTTGAATCTCCCTTGAATTGATGAAGCGCGGAGACAGCCGCGCGACTGAATGAACTTGGGCGGAGAATGCCGCCCGACATGTAAAAGGTCACATCCACGGATTACGCACGAACACGCTCACCGTCATGGTGTCCTCATGAGCTTGGTACCCGTAACCGTCAGGCATATAGACGATATCCGTGTAAGGCGGTTCGCTACCGTCGCCCGCACCGTCATGCCAATAGCACTGCGGCAGGTCGGAACCGTCTTCGAGCTCGCAGTAGGGCGAGTTGACGGCAAGATTGTAGACGTCCTCAAATGTGTAGGATCGCGGCGCGGCCTGGGACACCGACTGCGCCGGCGCGGACTGTACCGACTGGCTGACAACCGGCGCGGCCTGAACCGGCTGGCTGACAACCGGCGCGGCAACCGGCACCAACTCGTTAACCCGCGCTTGTACAGCGTCATAATTATCACCGAGAGCGGCACGCCTCGCCTCACCGTCACCGTACTCACCACGGATAACAGCGGCGGCGAGAGCGTCAATATCCACCGGTTCCGGCTCACTGACAAGCTTGGATTCCGGCACTGGTATCGGAACCAGCACGTGAGGGGTAACGTCCTCACGGATAGGCTGAGTAGTCTCGGCGGCATTGGCCGGAACCGACACCATGCCGCACAGGGCGGCGAACGCGGCAACAGCCGCAACAAACTTCTTACGCATGATAGTCCTCACTTCCATGTGAGGCGGTACAATGAGTACCGCCTTTTTAATCTCTCAATTGATAAAGGTCAGCCCCGCAAGTGTTGGCGCACTTACGGGGCATTTATGTTAGGCCAATAGGCCCAGTGCCTAGACTATGGGATAAACCCAGTGAGCTAGGCCAACTGTGTACAATGCCCACAGTCAGGCAAAGAATTGATTAGGGCGCACACCTAGCTTTCGCTAGTGTTTTCTTTTGGCTTATCAGCCTCTAACAGCTTGCGCGGATTACTGACCTTGAGCGCGTCAGCCACCTTGATGACGACGTTAAACGAGGCGTCACCTAGGTTCCGAGCGCCGGTCTCCCAAGCAGCTATGCGCTGCTGGTTCACACCGTCTACCCTATCGGCCAACTGCTTCTGCGTCAGCCCTCGCTTCTGCCTTAACTCCCTAAGACTCATGGCTCACCTCGCTCTTCGCTACAGTGAGCCCAATTATACCTTTGGCTTAATCGCAGACGGGGTTTCTGATGCCATCGCACCGCGTTCTTTCAGCGGCCCCCGCACTACTCGCAAGGCCTCTGCCTTGCTTCGCTATCCCTCACCGGCCTGTAGCCGGGATGTCGGTATCACTGTTCAGTTATCAAACTTCTGGACTCACAGACTGGAGCCTGTCTAGCGCCCTGAGGTCTGTGGTCTCTGCTTGGCTTTCCGCCTTGCGTGGTTCCCACTATACACACTCCCAACTGGGAGTGCAAATCAGGTACGGCACGACACCACGCAACCCGTTGCAAACACTCGCATCTCTCGGCGTGTCGAAACCCACAAAACACGACACAAAAACCGCGCGGCACGACACCACGCAACACACCACCAGGTCACAGACCCGCAGACACAGACACAGCCATGACATAGAGGCACACCACCACGTCACAACTCACAGACGGATAGGCCACGTCACCACCACGTGACGGACTCACACGGACGGATAGACGGAGAGGGACACGAGACAGTCAGGACAGCCGTACAACACGACCACCACGTCACCCTCACACTCAGGTGACGCAACCACGCCCACGACACACTCACGTCACGCTCACACTCAGGCAACAACGCATAGGTACATGCACACACGGGTACCACGACCACCAACATAGGGGCGGAGAGGGGTACCGGCACCCGTTATACATTTGGCCGCTAGGTGTCTGGTTTCGCCCGTGAATGCCGCTCCCAGACTTTTTTGAATTAGCGTGACATGGTGTGTCGCACCAATGATTGCAACGGTTTTCGGGCTGTGGTCTTTTCCGGTTTCTATGCAACGCTTGTTGCAACGCTTGTTATGAGTAAACTGTCGTTTAGATGGATTGTCGGGGATTGGAGCAAGGCTCAGATTCCTGACATATTGTTATTCACCCCGTATGCCATTGGCGTCGGGGTTTTGTTTTTTGCCGCGCCTTTAGATCACATCAACAGACAGTGTTGGTGTCGTTTCTTGAACCGGGGCGCGGTGTGGACGGTTGGCAGAGTCCGGTTGATTGCAGTGGCTTGCTAAGCCGCCGAACGTCGTTTTGGCGTTCCGCGAGTTCGAATCTCGCACCGTCCGCGAAGTATCGAGGGTCGCTCCCTTGGTGCTTTATGAGGTTGGCTGAATAAACCCGGATTGCATGTATGCCGGGTTAAGGCTGCGTCACGGCTTAGCGGCACCCTTTAGCGGGGGAAGTGTGACGAGGAACGCTACAGCGGTACACGGTAAGTGCATCACATGCTCGGCGTTGGTGGTAAAACGCAATCCACCACCTCGCAATTCTTAGCTCATCTACATATCGTAGAAGGAGTTTCCTAGGTCGTTTCTATGAAGCGGCCTTTGTTTTCCCGATCTGGTCTGCTACGTAGGGGCTGGGGGTGGATGACCTACGGGTCGCGCCACAATCGGGGTCTGGCGGTAGGCACGTGGAGTGCGCGTCGGCTGTAACCCGACTGCCTTTGGCAATGGGAGTTCGATTCTCTCTGCCGCCACAATCGCAATGTAGTGCCAAATATCTGGTTGTTAGGACTGGGGCTGAATACCTAGGGTGTCCCGGTCGCAGAGAACGTCGGGTAGCGCCCGGAGATCGTCGCATTATATTCGTGCGGCGCGTTGCGAGATTTGGAGAGGCCAGTCGATTGGCGGCGACAACTGTTCCGAAAACAGTCTGCCTTGACGGGCGTGTGGGTTCGACTCCCACTCTCTCCACTGGGACGGCTGGTCGCACGTCCACGGATAAAGGATTACGACCTATATGCCCGTGGCCGAGTGGTTCAGGCACCGGTCTCCAAAACCGGTTACGGAAGTTCGATTCTTCCCGGGTATGCGATGCCTTGAGAAGGGGCAGCTCTTGGCGGTGACAGCTTCTCAGTCATCGCCAGTCGCCGGCGGCGGCTTCACGCCATGCCGTACGGCAATAACTGAATAGCGCTCCCTCTAGTGGGAGGCGTGGCATTCTAGCTCATTGGAAGAGCGGCGCTCTCGTAAAGCGCAGGTTCGAGTTCGATTCTCGGGATTGCCTCTAGGAACCGGTGGCTCGTGGACCAACTCCCCTGTATTTGGATTAACCCCGTTGGAATGCTCGCTCGCCACGCTTCCACCGGCTCCGCCCCCTTATACATAAGGAGTCATCGTGGCTTGGTCGAGTTCGAATCGTAGGGAACGGTTCAATCCGGGTTGGGAGCGGACTCGCAAGCTGATATTGGAGCGTGATCATCATCGCTGCCAGTGGCCGGTGACCGACGAGTTCGGCTTCACTCATATCTGTGGCCGTCCGGCCAATCAGGTGGATCACAAGGTTCGCAACCCGTTGCATGACGATGACTCCCCCGAGAACCTGCAATCCCTGTGCCAATACCATCACGAGCAGAAAACATGCATGGAGTCGGCGCAGCAGCGTCAGGTGAACCGGGAACGCCGGAAGGAGCGGGAATGGTATTCGCGTCCGGCGTATCGACGGACTGTCTCGTAACGGGTTGCGGCGAGCTTGCCGTGGCCGATGGATTGTGCCGTAGCCATTACAATCGTAAGGCTTATTCCGGTAGGCCGGTGACGCCTATCCGTGCCCGTGTGTGTCCGATGTGCGGTATGGCGTTCCAGTTGACCCGATGCTCGAAGATTTTCTGTTCCCCTACTTGTCGCAAGCGGTTTCAACGGTTTCGGGCGAAGCACCCGTATACGACGTTGGCCAGTGACCCCAATCCGATTATCGAATCGGAGCCTTTGACTCCCGAGCCTGTGCGGAGCATGACGTATGGGGCTTTCACGGAGGCTGATATCTGGGCCAAGTGTGATGGCACTTGCAAGGGGTGCGGCAAGCCTGTTTCAAAAGACATTGACAGTCCGGACGCCGGTACTCCCGCGTGGATTGTCCCGCCCGAGGACGGTGGTGAGCCGTCGTTCGAGAATCGGGCGATTTTCCATTACAGGTGCGTGCGACGCCACGTCTGACGCATCTTCTGCAGAACGAAGCCCGTCATGGGCCGAAGGCTGGTGAATCATGGCTGGGAATGGCAGGAAGGCGGCGAAGCCTAAGACTGGTGGAGGCTATGCTTCCGAAGCCCCGTTGGATAAGGTGCCGGAGGATTGGACGTTCGAGGAATTGGAGCCCATTGGTCCCGAGCTGCCGGACGCTTCCGAACTGAATCTTCTTGATGGGGTGTGGAGCCCGTTTGTCCGTAAATACTATGACGCTTTCCGCCGCACCCCTCAGGCGCGCCAGTTGCGCACGAAGTGGGAGTGGTGGAATTTCTTCTACAAGCTGGCCGTCATGGACAAGAGCATCAAGAAACGCTCCTATGACGGTCTGGCCCCGGAGATGCGCCAGTCCATGAACCAGTACGGTGATACCCCCGACGCTAAACGTAAGCTGAAGATGGAGGAGCCGCAGGCCAATGATATGGCCGCTGGGATCGTGGGCTTCCAGATTCCCGATGACCCGAACAATGATTTCGATGATCGTGCGCGGGCGGTGCTCTGATGCATGACGTCATTCCCAAGCTGACAGCGAAGGACAGGCAGCGTTCGCTGGGCCGTCTGGCGGTGTGGTGGATTGAGACGTTCACGCTCATCGGGCGCGGAGACGCGAAGGGAATGCGTATCCGCCACTCCCCCGAATACTTCCAGTTCATCATCGACTGCTATGCGCTTGACCGTAATGGGCGGCGCAGGTTCGGCCAGGTGTTCCTCGCCCGTCCGAAGGGCTGCAACAAGAGCGGTTTCGCCGCCGAGATAGCGATGTTCGAGGCTTTCGGCCCGTGCCGGTTCGCTGGTTGGGCGAAAGGCGGGGAAACCTACACGTTTCTCGGAAAGACCTACCGGTATCACAAGGGCGAGCCGATGGGCCGTCCCGTGAAATCGCCTCTCGTGGTGTGTCTGGCCACCGCCGAAGAGCAGACCGGCGAGGTCTACGACACCATCTACTACAACTGCACCGAAGGATATCTGAGGTTCCTTGCCGGCGATGGCATGGATGCGGGCAAGACCCGTATCCTGTGGCCGAAGACCGGCATGGAGATACGCTATTCGACCGCCGCCGCACGAAGCAAGGACGGTGGCCTTCAGACGTTCGTGTGCTTCGACGAGGTTCACCAGTACAGCAACAAGCGTCTGCGTGACCTGTTCGACATCATGACGCAGAATCTTACGAAGCGTGGCGTCGCCGCCGACCCGTGGTATCTGATGACCACGACCATGTATCAGCCGGGCGAGGACAGCGTGGCCGAACGCGCGTTCAAGACGGCGCATGATCTCATGGAGGGCCGTCTGCGCGGATGGGAGGACCTGTTGTTCGACCATCGTTACGCCGACTTGGCGTTGGATGATTTCGCCGACGACGGGAAGCTTGAGCATGCGATCTACGAGGCGTACGGTTCCGCGATGAAATCGCCCGACGGCAAGGATTACATCTTCCTTCCCGATGGGCGAATGGTTCCGGTCGGCCCTGACGGGCGTTCCGCCGAAGGCTGGTCGTTGAGGGACGAAGGCGTCGAGCCCGGCCCCTCGAAGTACGGTTGGTGCGATCTGCGGCGAACCGTGAAGAAGATTCTCGACCCCGCATACGACCCGAACAACGCCATCAGGTTCTACTTGAACTCGCTGGCCTCCGCCGTGGATGCGTGGCTGACCGAGGACATGATCAAATCGCATGCGGTTCACCGCGACATCGTGGACAAGGCCATCGCCTCTCGTGACCTGAACCAGTTGAACAACGCTTGGCAGCAGGTGGTCTCCGACACTGACGAGATCACATTGGGCTTCGATGGTTCCGTGTCCGACGATTCCACCGCGCTGGTGGGCTGCAGGATACGCGACGGCATGCTGTTCCTCATCAAATTGGAGCAGAAGCCGGACGGCCCGCAGGGCGCGAAATGGCGCGTTGACCGTGATTCGTTCGACGGCAGGGTGCGTTGGGTGTTCAACCATTACAACGTGGTCGGCATGTTCGCGGACACGGACGAATGGGAGCCGTACATCGCGCAATGGGAATTGGATTACGGCGACAGGCTTCAGGTGTATCCGAGGTCGAACGGCTCGCATATCCGCTTCCCGATGAACGGCTACAAGCGTGACGTGATGAGCGAATTGAAGACCATGCGTGCCGCGTTCAACGAGCCCATGAGAACCGTATCCAAATACGACGAGCCCGATGTGACGAACATCCAACTGTTCGCCGACCCTCGGCTCATCGACCATTTCCGTAACGGACGCCGCAAGGACAGGCCCGAAGGATACCTCGTGTTCAAGGAGACCCAGAACAGCCCACATAAGATCGACGCGGCCATGGCCGGGCTTCTCGCCTACCGTGCCCGCGACATCTACCTGGGCGCCACGGTTTCCAACGAAGAGGAGTCGTTCGTCCCCATGCGCGTCTGGTGAACCTGATGAAAGGAGGCCGCATTGGCCGAATTGCAGAGCCTTATCCCCGGCGATGAGGAGCCTGACGGCGATGCCATGCTGCTGACTCAGCTGGCGAACGGCCTCGTATCCCGCATCCCGACCCTGTGCACGTTGAAGACGTTCTACGACGGCAAGGAGCAGGTGCCGGTCAAGTCGATTCCGAAAAGCACGAACCAGTCCGGCTACGCGGTGTATCAGAGGTTCATCTCCATCTGCCAGCTGGATTTGGCGAAGGCCATCGCCGACGCGGTGATACACCGTCAGAGGCCCACCGGTTTCAGGCTTATCGCGGACAAGACGATGCGTTCCACGAAGGCGGACGACATGTGGGCTCAGTGCCGCATGGAATTGAAGAGCCGTCAGATGTTCCATGATCTCGCCGTGTACGGCAACGCCTACGCATTGGTCAACAAGAACAAGCTGCCATCGCATATCACGGTGCTCAGCCCGTGGAACACGTACGTCTCCTCGGACGAGGATTCGGCGGTCAACTACTGGTACAAGGCCAGTGAGGGCCGCGAATATCTCGCCCTCTACCGTCTGATACGCAATGATGACGGCAGTGTAAAGGACGTCTACTGTCATATCGCCTACAACGAGACCGATAGTCGCAGTCTTCTGGACGAGGGCGACGAGGAGGAGATCTACGGCATCGCCAACGACGATTCCAAGCTTCGCCCAACCCTGTCACCCACGTTCCAGTGGGATGGCGGTGCGGAAAGCACCTACGATTTCGCGGAGAAATGCGAATGCCTTCCCGTCGTGCGCATGCACGCGCCGGGCGGCAAGGGCCAGTTCGAGCCGCATATCCCCACGTTGGGCAGCATCGACCAGCAGCGGTTCCAGCGTTTCTGCATTCAGGAATTGCAGGCGTTCAAACAGCGTGCGGTGTCGATGAGCAACATGCCCCAGTTCTACAAGGAATCCGACCCGCAGGTGCGTGACGGATTGGCTCAGGCCGGGGACCGGATCGACTACAAGGATCTGTTCCAGCAGGGGCCCGACGCATTGTGGCTGGTTCCCGGTGACGCTAAGTTCTGGGAGTCCGGTGTCACGGACATCAATCCGCTCATCACCGCCGTGGCTTCCGACATCAAGCATCTCGCCGCTTCCTCGGGAACGCCGTTGGATATTCTCAGCCCCGATGTCTCCGGCAGCGCGGAAGGCGCACAGCTGAAGCGCGAGGGTCTGGTGTTCAAGGTCGAGGACATGAACGCGCGTGCCAATGACGGGTTCACCCGTCTCATGCGCATGGCGTTGGAGGCCGATGGCAACAGTGCCGCAGGCGAACGGTTCGAGACCGTGTGGAAGCCCATCAACCCGCCATCCCAGTTGGAGCAGGCTCAGGCGGCGAACTATTCGAAGGGCATTCTGCCCGTCAAGACGAACATGCGCCGTAGCTACGGCATGACCGAGATCGAGATAGCCGAGGCGATGCAGGACCTCATGGACACGCAGTTCGCGCAGGCCATGGCCTCCGAGAACGCAATGATCGAAGGCAAGACCGCGCAGCAGTCGGCGGGTGTTCTGCCCGACGAGACGGATTCTCTCGCGTTCCCCGATACCACGAGTGAAAACGACGTGGTGCAGGCGGATGAACCTCCGACCGTGGACGGTGAATGATGGCCGTCATGACCTTGGAGGTCGCGTCCAACGCGCTCCAATCCTCGCGTCAGAGACTCGTCAACGAGTACGTGAGGCTGGCCCGCACCATGTGGCTCAGCCTCACGCCAGCCGACTGGTGGAACGACGCCGTGACCTATGGCGCCGCTGCGAGGCTCGCTTTGCTGGAGCTGGCCCTGATAGGCCAGGTGCGCAGGCTGGGCGTCAGCTACGCCGACCAGACGCTGCGCATGGTGGGCGTCACTCCTGCCGGTAATGTGCAGCAGCTCGTCTATCCGAGGGTCAACACCGACCCGTGGCTTGTGGCCGCGCGCCCTGCTGAATCGTATCGCGGCGAAGCCGTCAAGAACCCCGATATAAGGCCGGAGACATGGCCCAAGAAGGGCGATGAGCTGTTCGATGAGGTCAACAAGTGGCTGCAATCCGCGTTGCAACGATTGCAGACCAACGTCTGGGATGACGTGGAGCGCGCCTCCACAGACGCCACATTGGGCCGGTATCGGGGCAGCAAGGTGCTCGAATATCGCAGAGTGCTTCACCCGGAGCTTTCCCGTTCCGGCTCGTGCGGCCTGTGCATAGCGGCCTCCGACCGATGGTATTCGACCGGTGCCCTGCTCCCCCTGCACGCGAACTGCAAGTGCGGCGTCGCCCCGGCAGGCTCCGATTATGATCCCGGATTCCAGTTGAACTCCGACGATCTCAAGAAGCTTTACGCGCAGGCCGGAGGCACCACGGCGGCGGCGTTGAAGAACGTGCTGGTCAAGACCATCACGCACGGCGAGCTCGGCCCGATTCTCATGGCGCAGGACGCGAGGGATACACCCAATTCGGTTCCCGGCAAGGATTCCGACAAGTGGACCACGCCGGACCGGAAAACCACGCTCCAGCAGTTCCAGCGGATGAAGGACCGTGCGATCGAGTTCTCCAAACGCTACAAGCAGGTGTCCGACACCGGCAAGGAAGTCTCCTTCAGATACGAGGGCCGAACCTACAGGTTCAAGCCGTCGATTCATCTGAGGCAATCATGGGCATACCAACGTGCCCTGCTCAACCAAGTGCAGTCGATGCTCGGCACCGCTGCCTGACACAGAAAGGCCATCATGGCTAACAATCAGGAGAATCAGACCGTCACGGACGGTTCTCAGAACGCCGGCCAGACCGTCACGGCCAATACCGGCACGGTTTCCACCGCAAACAGCCCGATCACTGGTCCCGTCATCGCGGCCCCCCTCGCCGCGAACAGCGTGACTCCCCAGAGCATCATCGCCAACGCAGCGACCGCCGACAAGCTCGCCGCGAACAGTGTCGATGAGATGGAAAACGGCCCCGACTGGAAGGCATTGTCCCGCAAGCACGAGAAGCAGGCCAAGGACAACTACGAGCAGCTTCGCAAGACCGAAGCCGCCTACGAGGAATCCCAAAGCCAGCTGCACGACTTGCAGGTGGAGAACGCGCGCATGAAGGCACAGAAGGCCCACCCTCAGATCAGCGATGATGTGTTCGCCCTGTGCGGTGAGACCGAACCGGAGAAGATTTCCGAATGGGCCGAGAAGTACGCGGCGCTCAACCCGGTCGCGGCTCCGACGGAATCCGAACCCGTCCGTGAGAAGGCCGAGCAGGGGGCGCGCACCCGTGGCGAGGGAGCCCCGAAGATTCGTTCCGGCACATACGCAGACGGATACGCCGCCGCCAAGGCACGTCAGGAGCAGAGGCGCCAAGCCCGCTCCGCAAAGTAACCACAAACATTTAATCGAAAGGAAAAGCACATGGCATACGAGAATGTGCGCTCCACCGGCATCGTGACCGTGGAGGAGAACAACGAGTGGCGTTTCGGCAACCACACCGACGACGGCACCGTGAGCGTCACCCTCGACCTGTCCACGTTCAACGTGAAAGATGAGACGAAGCGCGACAAGTACCTGACCGGTCTCGGCGACAAGGCCACGACCATCTGGATCAAGAGCGGCATCCCGCTGGCCAAGATCACCGCCTCCGGAGCATACGGCCCGTATGACCCGAATGCTACCGATGGCCGTCAGAACAAGATCGCCGGCCTGCTGGAAAGCATGGTGGAGATCAGCGTCACGTTCGGCGGCTGGGATGTGGTCAACGGCGCGAACGTCGGCATGCGCTACCGTGGCGACATCATCAAGAGCAAGCTGCCGGTCGTTCCCGCCGACGGCGCGGTGTGGGGCGGCAGTTTCTTCGACATCGAGGACGATACCGTCACCCCGCTGTCCAATGCTTCGGCCACCTCCGGCCCGTCAACCCCGACCACGATCACCGCAGCGAACATCACCGACGCTTCCGCTGTCGGCCGCAGCATCCTGACCGCCAGCGATGCCGCCGCAGCTCGCACCGCCATCGGCGCGGGCATCAGCTCCTTCGACGGCTCCTACAACAGCCTGAAGGACAAGCCGACGATTCCCCCCGCCTATACGCTGCCAGCCGCCACGGCGAACGCGCTCGGCGGTGTCAAGCAGGTGACTCTCGCGCCGAGCGCCACCGCGGCGGACATCGTGACCGCGCTCAAGACCGCCGGCGTCGCCAAGTAACCAATCCAACAACCCTTATAAGCCCGCCCATTGTGGCGGGCTTTCGTATACCTGAAAGGAACCCTCAATGAGTGGAACCCTTGAGAAGAACATCATCAGCCCGTCCGAGGCGTCGGGCGTCGTGCAGTCCGGCTTCGATTTCATCGACGGCCTGCTGCCGTTCGGCTCCGTGTTCCCCGTCAAGTCGAACGACGGCAAGGACACGGTGACATGGCAGAAGATCATCCCGCCGAAGGAGACCGATGCCATGAAGTTCCGCGCCTGGGACGCGGAGGCCGCTCACGGCAAGACCGTCGCCCAGTCCGGCGAAAACTACACGGGTCTCATCCCGCTGTCGAAGATGGGCCACATCTCCGAACGCGATGTCATCAACCACACGGGCGATTCCGCGTGGCTGCACGACAAGGCCGTGGAAATCTTCACCCAATTGGGTCAGGAAGCCGCCGTGCGCATCGAACTGGCCCGTATCGCCGCCATGGTTGACGCGAAGATCACCGTCGAGGAGAACGGCCTGAAGGCCAACACGTGGACGTTCGACCGTCCGAGCAGCATCTCCAAGCTCACTCCCGCCACCGTCTGGTCGGACGTGAAGTCCGATCCGGTCACGGACGTGCAGAAGTGGGTGGACGCCATCAAGAAGGAGCGTGGCCGTACTCCGGGTGCCGCGCTGACCACCAGCAAGGTCATCGACGCGCTGCGCACCAACGAGTCGTTCATCACCGAATACACGGGCGTCTCCCTCGCCAACTCGAAGCCGCGCCTGACCCGCGCCGAGGTGCTGGACGTGCTGCGTACCGCCTGCGGCCTTGCCGACGTTCGCATGATCGACGTGCTGTACACCGACCTCGAGGTCAGCAACGGCTTCAAGATGCCGGTGGACACGAACACGCTGATTCCCAACGGCACGTTCATCATGTTCCCGTCGTTCAACGATACGGGTCTTGGTTTCACCGCCTCCGGCCCGACCGCCGAAGGTCAGGACGCCGAATACGGCATCAACAAGAGCGTGAACGACGGTTTCATCGGAGCCATGTTCTCCGGTGGCGCCCCGGTCAAGTACGACCTGTGGGCCAACGGCACGATGATGCCGATCCTGCAGGAGGCCGTCAGCACCGCGAAGGCTTCCGTGCTCTGACAGTAAGGAGGGGCCGTGGCCTCCATCGATTCCATCGACTGGCTGAAATGGCTGCGCGTCAACGCGCTTGACCAGCCCGACCTTCTCCTTGACCGGTTTCCCAACGCCTGGCTGCTCAACGAGTGCAATATCGCCGCCGACATGGTTCAGGCCGAATGCCAGAACGCCGCCCCGCGCTACCAGAACGGCCTGCTGAAGGAGCGCACGCTCGGCTACGTGGTGAGCCAGATGGTGCTGCGTATCGTCCGCTACCGGCAGTTCAAGACCGAATCGAACGGCTCCTATGGGTACACGAATTTCGACGCTCAGGACAATCCGCCAGGCAAGGACGGTTCCATGAACCTGTACGTGTCGAAACGCGAGAAGGCGCTGCTGGAAGGCCATTCCGACTCGATGGGCCCGATTGGCACCGTGCATCCGGGTCTCGACCGCGCCTACGGCATGTGAGGCGCTTATGGAGACGTATGACATGGGCCACCTCTACGACGGGGTGGATATCGACGAGCTTGGCGGAGGCCACCTGTATGACCGTACGGAGCTGACCGGCCATGGCGTCCAACAGTTGTTCGATACGGATTACGTGATCGTGGTCAACCGTCGTCATGTGCAGGACGCGCATGGCGGCTACCACGAGCAGGTGGGCGACCCGGTGAAGGTCGTGTGTTCGGTCGAAGGCCGGGCGCAGCAGGCCGGCATGTTCTCCATCAGTGGTGCCGAGGATAAAAGCCCTTCCGGCCAGAACGGCGGCGGTCTGCAGGAGGTCACGCCCTTGCAGATTCTCGCACGCGAATGGCCCGGTGATATTCATTCGCGTATCTGGTACAAGGGCGACTGGTATGACGCCGACGGTTATCCGACATGGCGTGGCAGCGGCAGCGTGCTTTCCCAGCATTGGGAGGTTCGTTGCCGCCGCGTGGTCATCGGCGGCTACGTGCCCGGCGGAATTCCCGAACCCGAATGGTCGAAGGAGGTGGGCGCCAATGGGCCGCGTGACCATCAAACCGAGGATAGGCCGTGACATAGCGCTCATGTTCGGCCCCGGAATCACCCTCGAAGCAGCCGAGAAAGCGGCCGTCATGGTCAAGGCGCAGATGGGGGCCGGAACGGTCAACGACCGTAACCATGCCGTCGCCCGAGCGGACTTGTCGGATCGTATCGATGTCTCCATACGTCCCGGCCACGCTCAGGACCATCAGGTCGTGCTGAGCGTCAAGGGGCGCGAGGGAACGGAGATCGCCTCCGCATTGGAGTTCGGTTATGTCAACAATCGGGCCGGACGCCGTTTGGCGGGCATGCATTCCATGCGCAACGTGGCCGCAAGACTGAAGGTGTAGGCCGTCATGGACAACATCTTCAAACATCTCGCCATCGACGTGCGCGAAAGCATCGACGCCGAACAGATCGTCTACGAGCTGTTGCAAAGGGAGTATCCGAACGAGGATTGGACGTCGGTCGCCATATACAGCGAAATCGACCTCGATCTGAACGCCGTGGCGGAAAACGGTCGAGTGATCCTCTACGAGGTGTCCCCCGGCCAACAGGTCGATAGGGGTTTGTGGCGGTTCACCGTGTCGTTCACCGTTCTCGCCGCCGACACGAACAATCCGAGCGGCCTCGCCCGCAACCTGTACCGCACCGTCATGGGGTGGCCGTTCGAGGAGAAAACCTCGGCGGGCAAGATCAGCCGAATCAACAGCATCGACCTTCCCCAGCGTCGCAGCGACGCCAAGGAGAACCAAGGCAAGAACATCAAGGAATACGGTTTCGACGCATCAATGGACGCGCGGGACCTTATCTGACCTACAGGGGTCGGCCACATGGCCGGCCCTTTTCTTTTACCCAAATCCAATATCCGAAAGGAATCATCATGGCTATTAACGGCGATGCGCTGCTTCAGGCCGCGCGAGGAACCGTGTTCACGGCCCCCGCCAAGACCGCCATCCCGACCGCCGGCGTCAAACAGTTTCTGTTGAACTCCGGCAGCGTGAAGGTCGGCACCGCGGACACTCCCGTTTGGGATAATCTCGGCCACACGTCCAATTCCAACAAGATCAGCTTCAGCAAGGACGGCGGCGACACCAACACCATCGACACGTGGCTGATGGCAGCTGCCCGCACTTCCACCGAGGCTCCGACCATCACGGTCAGTGGCGCCAGCGTGCAGGGCGACAAGGCGACCCTGCAGAAGGTCACCGGCGGTTGGACGGGCGATAACGGCGGCGTGATCGTGCCTATCAAGCCTATCGTGCAGAAGCTCGCCCTGTTCGTCCTCGCCTACGATGACGGCGACAAACTGTCCTTCGGCCTGTATCTGCCGGAGACCGATTTCACGTTCGACACCATCGACCTGACCGGCGACGAGTTCGCCGAGTTCAGCTTCAACGCGGTGGTCAAGTCCACCGACGCTCTGAAGAAGGGCCCGAACGGCGAGATCGGCGGCTACGCGCTGTACAGTCCGGAGGATTTCAAGTAGGGTCCGCAGCCATCCGCGCTGCGGATGGCGGAGACCCGCCAGCCACAGTCGAGGCTGGCAAGGATATCCGGCTCGCGGGCCAGCCTTCCACTCTCGGCGGGGTGAAGCTGCCGGCTCCCACCGCCTGACATTGATTCATCCCCATACGGTTCTCCTATCCGGGCCGTATGGGGATTCTTCATTCACGGATAGGGTTTCACGGATAGGAGGACGGCAATGACCGCCAAGAAAAACGACACCGAGACTCCGAAGAAGGAGTTTCCCGAAACTTTCGGCCAGCTTGTCGAGGAATACCCGGAGTTGAAGGGTCTTCCAGAGCTGGTTCCCGCACGCGACTTCAACGCGGAGCAGTCCGCTGATTTCACGGTGCTTCTCACGCTTCTCGACACTCAGATGCCGGGGCTCGACGCCAAGGATGATCCGATGGACGCAGCCCTGCTCGTCGCCCGCGTCGTATCCATCTCCAATGATTTCTACAAGGGTCTTGCCAAGGACGAGAAGGCTTACGAACAGTGGGCCACGGGCCGTGACGGCAACGTCCTGTTCTCAGCGTTCCTTGCCCTGAGCATGTTCTACAGGGTCGAACTGGGAAAATCCGAAGCGTCGAGGACGCCTACCGAAACTGCCCGGTCGAACTGACCTGCGACTTCAGACGCTTCTACAACCTTGATATGCCCGCCGCCATCCACGAGTATGACGGCGGGTTTCTCGTAAGGCTCCTGCAGGGTTTGTCGGGTTATGACGAGTCCCTGTACCGCGAATGGCTGCTGAACCATCCCATGCAATCCGAGACCGCCGATGAGGGCGAATCACGGCGCATGCTCTCCTATCACCGTTATTCGCAGGACACGAGCCTCCTGTTGGGCATTTTCAACCATGTAGGCGCGTTGACGTGCGGGCTCATGGAAACCAAGAACGGCAAGCACCCCGAGTTCACGCCGATTCTTCCCCCGGACACGGAGCAGCCGGAAAAGCCGGTCGAGGCGAGCCTCGATTCGATGAAGGCCCTGTTCTCCTCCTGATAACCGAAAAGAGGTTCGCCGATGGCAGTATACGAGGGCGGTGCCGTTGGCATCAGCATCTACCCGGACACCACGGAGTTCGGTTTCGAACTGCGCCGCAAGCTCGCCAAGTACGCGGATGACAGTCTCACCATTCCGCTGAACATCGACGTGGACGACGCGAACTGGACGGCGGCGAAACGGCGCATCAACAACGACCGTCTCTCCAAGACCGTCGAGGTTCGCGGCGATACGAGCGCGCTGCGCAAGGCCGTGCAGGATATCGAGGAGCGTGACATCTCCCCGAAGGTCGATCTGACCAAGCAGCTGCGCGACCTGCGTTCCCTGCGTCAGAGGGTCGAAGCAGCCAACCGTTCCTTCCAGAAGTTCAACCGTTCGGTCGATACGAGTTCCGCCAAGTTCAAGCACAACAAGACGCTGGTGAAGCAGTACGGCGACGCGATGGACAAGACGTCCACGCTCACCCGCAAGTACGGCGACCGGCAAATCAACGTGCTGGATAAGACGAAGCGTCGTATCCGCACCCTGCAGGACGCGATTCTCAAGTTCAAACCGTTGGGTTCGAACGTCGTGGAGATGAAAGAGGCCAACCTCGCCATTGCCCGCATCAGGCGCGATATCAAACAGCTTGAAAACGATCCGGGCGCGAAGATTCGCATCGACATCGACCGTTACGCGAAGGTCATTTCCGACCTCGAGAACGTGGCCCGCAAGACCGACGAGCTGAACCGCAAGGAAGCCCGCGTCAAGTTCTACACGGACGGCGCCGACAAGCTCAAACGCGATCTGGACGACCTGCGCCGCCGTTACGTGAACCTGCCCCAGGAGATAGAGGACTCCTACAGGCAGACCATCGACCGCATGAACACTGCCGGCCATCTCGCCGGACGTGACAAGGACTTCAAATACGTCGCGAACCTCGATCTCGATGTGAGCGAGGCCCGCCGCAAGGCCCGTGATTTCCAGAACGACCACGACAAGCTGGAGATGGACCTCGACCTCAAGTCCGCTGCGGCTTCCGCCCACCTCATGTACCTGACCCGCCCGCGCAGCGTGGAGATCTACGCAAGATTGCATGCCACGGACATGGGCAAGCTCATCGACGGCATGCTCTACGGGGCCACCGGCCTTCGCGGCGTCAACAACCAGTTCCAGCGATTGGTGAACCTGTTCGACACGTTGGACACGAAGGTTCCCATACTGGGTGCGGTGGGCGCCGTCATCGGCGGATTGTCCGCCGGCGCGGTGAACCTCTCCTCCAGCGTGCTCGGCGTCGCCGCCAGTCTCGGAGCCATGAGCAAGGCCGCGTTCGCGGCTCCCGCCGCCATCACCGGCTTGGGTGCGGCGTTCGTCGTGCTCAAACATGCGTGGGGCGAAAAAGGCACCACGTTCAGCGACCAGATCGACATCGCCACGACGAAGCTCGCCGGTTTCGGCGACGCCATGGACGAGGCGTTCTATGAGAAGGCGCGTCCGGCCATCAGAAGCCTGATGGACGATGTGAGCGGCACGCTTATCCCCGGCATGACCGGCATCGCGTCCAGCGAGGGCAAGGTGGTCGAGGGGTTGGCGGACATCATCCGCGAGTCCGACAAGGCCGGCGAGCTGTCCACCATATTCTCCCGTACTTCCGAGGCCGTGGACAATCTCAATCCGGGACTGCGGAGCGTGGTGGAGTCGTTCCTCCGCTTGAGCGACGGCACCAGCCAGTACCTGCCTCGCGCCGCCTCCTATTTCAGTGATATGGCCTCGAAGTTCGCCGACTGGGTGGATAAGACCCGAGCCACCGGCGAGATCGTCGCGTCGATGAAGCAGGTGGTCGAACAGGCCGGTTATCTGAAGGACTCGTTCAAGGGCGTGTGGGGCATCGCCACGGGCCTGTATTCCGCGTTGGCGGAAAGCCAGAACGGGCTCGAGGGGTTCAGCACGGCTGTAGGCAAGGCCGACCGTGCGGTGAACTCCGCCAGATTCCAGACCACGTTCAAGGCGTGGGCCAAGGGCGCGGAAGCCGCGAAGAACGAGATGCGCAACGCCTTCTCGGACATCGGTTCCGCAGCCTACGAGCTGCGCGACACCACCGCCGGAATGTTCACCGATGCGGGCAATACGATCAGCTCGTTCACCCGTAACGCGAGCCGTCTTCTGAAAAACTCGAAGGACGGCATCAGCGGATTCTCGTCGGGAGTGTCCGAAGGCTTCCAGAAGGTGTTCTCAGCGGTTGGCGACGCGAGCCCCGCGTTCAACCAGCTGCTGAAGACCGTGGGCCAGCTGTCCAAAACGTTCGGCGGTACCCTTGCCGCCACGTTGAAGGCCAGCGCGCCGCTCATCACCACGGTCGCCAAAGCCGCCGAGGCCACCGCCAATGCGTTCAGCAGACTGCCCGAACCGATTCAGGCCGCGATAGGCCTGTACGCCACGTTCGGCAAGGCGGGCATGACCGCTTGGAACACGGTGAAGACCGGTCTGGTCGAGAACACGCTGCGCATGGTCGAATACCAGAAGGCGTTGAACGGGCTCGGCGTGACCACCAAGACCGCCGGCGCGAGCATGAAGGATGCGGTCAGCGGTTTCATCGCCGCCAACCCGGCCTTGAATGGCATAGCCGACAGCGTGAGGAACGCGAACGGCGTGCTAGGAAAGACCGGTGCTTTGGCCAAAGGTGTCGGCAGCGCCGTGCTGGGCGCGTTCGGCGGGCCGGTCGGAGCCGCCGTGACCGCTGGCGTGGCCGTGGTGACCGCAGCTTACTCGGAGTATGTGAAAACCGCTCAGGCCAATGAGCAGGCATCCGAGAACATTCGCACCGCGTTGGAGAAGCTACCGGATTCCGCTCAGTCCGCAGCCGAGGGAATCACCGAGGTTGGCAAGGCCATCAAGGAGAATTTCGACAACACGGATTATTCCGGCACGAAGTTCGACTGGTGGTCGGATATGACCACGGGTTTTGATTCGGTGAGCGACGCGGCCAAGAAGCTCGGTCTCAACGTCAGCGATCTCACCAAGTCCGTTACCGGTTCGCAGGCCGAATACCAGGCGACACTTGACCGGCTCGATGCGACGATTGAGAAATACAATGTCAACGTCGGTCATGGCATAGGCAAGAACGCCGATCTGGCGAGGGCCGCGCAGAAGGTGAAAACCGCGCTTGAGGATCAGCGCAACGAGTACATAGCCAATTCCGAGGCCATTGCCCAAGCGAACGGGTATGCGGAGGGTTATGCCACGAAGCTCATCAAGCTTGGTGAGGATTCCGATTCGGTGTCCATCGCCATTTCCACTCAGGCCGAACGTACTCAGATGCTGGCCAAGGCTCAGCAGACTGCTGCGGATTGGGCAGAACGTCAACGCACAGCTCAGCAGAATGCGTTGAACGCGGCTTCCGACTACGGTGAAACGTATTCCAATATGGGGGATGCGATAGCCCGCGTCAATCAGTTGGCCGCGCAGAGCGGCCCGGTTTGGGATGCGAACGCTGCTGGCATCCAGGGCGTGACGGGCTCGTTCAACACGATGAGCGAGGCCGGTCGCGAGGCGCAGTCCGCGTTGGAGAATCTGGGCAATTCCGGTCATGACCTGTTGAAGAGCATGGTCGAGTCCGGTGCCAGCGCGGATGAGGTGAAGGCGAAGCAGGCGGAGTTGGCGAAGCAGTTCCTCGCCACCGCCGACAGCATGGGTATTCCCGCCGATGCCGCGCAACGGTTGCAGCAGATCTATGGTCTGACCCCCGAGGAGGTCACCACCCTGTTCAAAGCGGAGACCGAGCAGACCAAGGCGGCGCTCACCCAGTATCTGAGCAGCTTGCGTGCCCTGTTTCCAGGAGAAGGCAATACGGCGATTTTCACGACCGTGATGAAGGGCATCAACAGTGGCGCCATCACGACCATGGATCAGGTGTATTCCGAAGTCAACAAGTTGAAAGACAGTTCTTCCGACCTTCAGATTCTGTTAAAGGCTAAGGACGACGCCTCCCAGAAGATCAAGGACGCGAAGAAGCTGGCAGAATCGTTCGGCTTGACCACTGAGGAGATTCAGCTTCTCGCGTCCGGTAACGCAGGCGACAAACTAGATGAAATCAAAGGCAAGCTGAAGGACTTCGGTCTGACCAACAAGCAGATCGACATCCTGTTGGACGCGATTGACAACGCGAGTCCGAAGCTGGAGGACCTCGATAGGAAAAAGGTTCCCGCTGCTAAAGGGGTTAGCTTCGATATCAACGCCGACGACGATCAGGCGCAGGTGAAGTTGTCCTCCTATGCGGCGAAGGACGGGCAGACCATCGCGACCACAAACGTGGACATGAATGCGACGGACAATACGTCAGTTCCGGCTGCCAATGCGCGTATTGCGGTGCTGCTTATCCCGACCCGGTGGAGTACTATGTTGGATTCTTCCGGTAATACGACGCCGTTTGCGAACAGTGCGAAGGGTGCCGTGATGGCCGTGCCAACCAGGTGGGGTTCATTACTGAACGCTTCGGGCAATACGACGCCGTTCGCGAACAATGCGACTGGCGCTGTCAGCAGCATCCCAGTTGGATGGCGTACCTGGTTGAGTGCCAGTGGCAATACATCAGGCGTCGCCGCTGCTGCCGCCAGTGCGGTGAACGGTGTCCCTTCGCACCATTCGACCAGCATTGTCGCCAAGGCCGCTCTTAGCGGTATTTGGTCATTCGTCAACGCTCTGGCCAGTATTCCTCGTTCCATCACCACATTCCTGTTCACCAAGAAGGGGAATGCTGCTGGTGGCGAGGTCGCTGGTTCGGGTGTCACCAAGACCGGACGTGTGGTTGGTCAGGGCAACAACACGAGCGATTCGGTTCCGTTGAATGCCTACACGGATGTGAGTACCGGTGAATACGTGATACGTAAGGCCGCCGTGCAAAGCATGGAAAACCTGTACGGCAAGGGAATCATGGCCGCTATCAACGCGACCGGCAGCATTCCAAGCAAGTACATCGCGGACGCGCGGCGCACCAGCCAGATCACCATGCCCTCCGGTGGGTTGAACGGCGGTTCCAAGTCCGGCGGCTGGTCGATGCCCATCGAAACCAGTTCGGGGGACACGTACAACCAGACGTTCATCTATCCGAGCGTCACACCGGTCGAGGTTCAGAAGAACAACAAGCTCGACCAGTACGCGAGTCTCGGTCTCTTGCAGTAGGAGGAAACGATGCTCTCCACCATGTCCTACAAGCTCAACGGGGTCGCGTTGGATACGGAGAACTGTCTGGTCATTGTGGGGTCCACGCTCATGCCGGGCATCAGCACCCGCAGAACGGTGACCACGGTGCCCGGCGTGAGCGGAACCCTGAATCTGGGTGTTCCGCCCGTGTTCGAGGAGCGTGAGATCACGTTGAAGGTGGACGCATTTACTCCGAAAGTGTATGAGGAGTCCTCCCGGATAATGCGATTATGCTCCATGCCGAATCTCACTCTCACTCGGGTGAAGGACGGTGTGGAGCAGTCCACGCGCGTGGAACTCGTCTCGTTGACCGCCGACGATGACAGTTCCCATCCGAATAATCTGGTGTCGTTCACCGCGAAGTTCGCCATGCCCGACGTGTGGTGGCATGAACCGGAATATTGGGATCGTCCGTTGTCGTTGAACAAGGACGGTCTCGTGTTCCCGAAACCCGTCACCATCAACAAGTTCTGGACAAGATGGTCGGGAGAAGCGAACAACAGCACCTCACTGTTGGCGGATTTCATCACCATGTGGCGTGGTGAGGCCAACAATTCCGAGAGCCTGTTGTTCGAGGGAGGTATCCCCGGCGACGGTTTCTGGGGCGACGCCCCGTTGACGGATATCGTGTTCCGTTTTCCCAGCACCGTCACCTCCGTCTCCCTGACCGACCCCACGTCGAACACGGGAATCAGCTGGACCGGTGCAGCGGACAATGCGAAACCCCTCTATATCAGGCCCGACATCATGCGCGCATGGCGTTCCGACTATGCGAACTCCTGGACCCCCACCGGCACGGACGTTTCCACAGGATTGGATTATCCAGCAGGCGGCATCCTGCAGGTATGGCCTGACATTTACGAACTGTACAGATTGAAGGTCACCGCCACGGGTGCGACGGGAGATGCGCTCATGCATGTGCGTCGCGCATGGTGGTGACGGGAAGGCACTTATGAAGAACCTCTCCATCCGTTTGAAGGCGTACAAGCCGAACGGTGACACTCTGGGCCTGCTCCCCCAGCCGTCCTCGTTTTCCGCGAGTTTCCTGCACGACGACACGGGCGCGCTCCGATTGGAGTATTCCCGTAAGGCGTTGAATGGGTCGATTCTCGAACGCAAGCTCGAAACCGGTCTGGAAATCGCGGTCGAAGTGTCCGACGGTGGCAGATGGCTGGAACCGTTGAACGGTCGTTTCGTACTCATCTCCCGCAGCCGTGACGCCTTGGATTCATCGGATACCGTGACGTTCACCTGCCCCTCCTACGCATGGCTTTTGAACAAGGCCCTTATGCTCGACCTCAATCATCTGGAGGGCGACGGGGATGATAAGGGCAAGCGCGTGTTCAAGAAGGCCTCTGCCGGTCTCGTCATGCGCACGTTCCTTGATGAGAACAAGACCCGTGGCGGTATTCCCGTCACCTGCGGTTTCGATACCGGCAAGGATTCGGCTGGCACCGTGTGGAAGAGCATCATGACGCTCGCCTACACGCCGGGCATCAGCAGTCTCACCGCATTGGCGAATCTCGCCAGCAACAAAATCTGCGACTGGGCTTTCGACAAGCGGACATTGAAAATCTGGAACATGGATTCCACGGGATTATGCCGTGACCTGAGCCGTATCTCCGTCCAATTGGCGCATGACGTGCTCGAAGCCCCGGAAGAGGAAAGCATTGAGGCTTTGGCCTCGCATATTCTCGTGCAGGGCGATAACAACAAGGCTTTCACGAGGGATAATCCCGCAGCGCCTTCCCCTTGGGGCAAGTGGGAGACGTATCTATCCCAGCAGGGAATCAGCGATGACGACACCGCCGCCCTCTATATGCAGTCCACTCTGGATACTGCGGCCCGCGTGCGCGGCCAGTATACAAGGGCCCTGCGTGTCAACGACGCTCCGAATCTTCCTCTCATCGATTGGCGTCCGGGTGACTGGATCACCGCGCCAACCGTCATGCATGGGGAGAAGGTGCGTGTCCAGCAGGTCACGTTGAGCTTGGAATCCAACCAGTTCAAAGCCAGTGTCGTATTGAACGACAAAGTTTATGACGCGACCGTACGTCAGGCGAAACGAGTGCAGGGCATCACCGGTGGTGCCATCAACGGCGGTACCGGTGGTGGAATCCCCGCTCCGGAGAAGGATCATCGTGTGCCGAAGGCCGTGACTGGTCTTGTGGTGCAGACTGATGCGTATATCAGTTCGCGTGGTACGGCGTTGGGTTTGGCGACCTTGCAGTGGGCGCAGGTCTCGCAGGCGACGGATGACACGGCCATCGACATTTCGGGCTACCGCGTGGAGTATCGCAAGAACCTTGCCGGTGCCCCGTGGGTCAGTGGTGGCGTGACTGACGCGCAGCGGCTCACGTTGGGCATCGGCGGGTTGGAATGCGGGCAACGCTATGAGTTCCGGGTGCGCGCGGTTCCCACGTATTCCGACCGGTTGGGCGACTGGTCGAACGTGGTCGTGGCTTTGGTGGCCTCGGATGTGACCCCGCCCAGCGTGCCCAGCAAGCCGGTACTCACCAGCAAGCTGGGCGTGGTGGACGTGCAGTGGGACGGCAGGAACACTGCCGGCGGCGGCATGGAACCGGATTTCGACCATGTGGAGGTCGGCATTTCCGACTCCAACGGGAACTGGAAATACCGGGATAGCGTGGCGCGTGACGGGCATTGCGTCGTCACCGGATTGGAGTATCGCGCCTACTGGTTCGCTTTGCGTTCGGTCGATCATTCGGGCAACAAGTCGGATTGGGGTGTGGGCGCGTCGATCACGGTCGCCAGCGCGGTGTCCCAGACCGACCTGGACAGGCTCGACAAGGATCTGCGGGACAACAAGACCGCCATCGACAACGCGAACAGGGAATTGTCCCAAGCCAAGCAGGATATCGCCGGCAATACGACGGCGATAGGCAACGCGAACAGGGAATTGGCTACGGCGAAGTCCGACCTAACGCAGGCGAAGCAGGACATCGCCAACAACACGACGGCCATCGGCAACGCGAACAAGCAGATCACGTCGAACAAGACGGCCATCGATAACGCGAACAGGGAACTGGACGCGGCTCAGGGCGACATCGCGCAGGCGAAGAAGGACATCACGCAGGCCAAGTCGGACGCGGCCAACGCGAAAAACGAAGCGGGCAAGGCCAGCGCGGCCATCGAGTCGGCGAAGTCCGACATCGCGAACGCCGCGTCGAAGGCCCAGTCCGCGTTGGACAAGGCCAATTCCGTGGGCAAGAGCCTCGACGGCCTGCACAACGTGTACGAGGGGCCCGACGACCCGACCACGCTTTCCGGCGTGACCGTGCGTCAGGGTGATTTCTGGTACAAAACCCAAAAATACTGGACGCGCTGGTCCGGCGCTGCGAACGACAGCACGTCCCTGCTGGCCGACTTCTATACGGGCTGGAGCGGCGAACCGAACAATTCCACGAGCTGGCTCGTGCCGTTGTCCAGCCGTTTCATCGGCGTGTACGTGTGGGATGGCACGGCGTGGAACGAGCGCAACATCGTGGCCGCGAACATTCTCGCTTCCGGCAGCGTGGTCGCCTCCAACATGGCGGCGAACAGCATCACGACGGAGAAGCTGGTGGCCGGAGCGATCACCACGGACAAGGTGGCGGCGAACGCGATAGTCGCCGGCAAGATAGCCTCCGGTGCCATCACCACGGACAAGCTGGCCGCTTTGGCGGTTACCGCCGACAAACTCGCCGCCAACTCGGTGATGGCGGGCAAGCTCGCGGCCAACAGCGTGGACGCGGGCAACATCGTCGCCGGCGCGGTGACCGTGGACAAGCTGGCCGCCAACTCGGTGGACGCGAGCAAGATCGTGGCCGGAGCCATTTCGACGGACAAGCTGGCCGCGTTGGCGGTGACCGCCGACAAGCTCGCCGCGAACAGCGTGGTGGCGGGCAAGCTGGCCGCGAACTCGGTCAACGCGGGCAACATCGTCTCGGGGGCCATCACCACCGAGAAACTGGCCGCGTTGGCCGTGACCGTGGACAAGCTGGCCGCCGACAGCGTGGACGCTTCGAAGATCGTCGCGCAGTCGGTCACGGGCGACAGGATCGCGTCGAACACGATCGTCGCCCGGAACATCGCGGCCCAGTCGATCACGTCGGACCGTATCGCGGCCGGCCAGTTCGCCGGCTACGTGTTCACCGGCTCAATATTCCGCACCTCCGGCTCGAACCCGAAGGTCGAAATGACCTCCAGCGGCATTCACGTCACTAATTCGAGCGGTCAAGATGTTCTACGAATTGGGTACGGAGTAGAAACCGGACTATCGGTAATGAACCCTTATAACAGCAAGGAGATGGTTCCTCTGACCTATCAGGCTTTTTCGCAGATGGCTTACAAGGAGCAGACGAAGCAGTATAAAACGTATATAAAGAGGTTTGACAGTTTCGATAATTACGAATCAAAACAAGACTACGACAATATCATCAATCTAAATTTCGTAACGACAAAAAGTGGGAAAGTTCTTATTGATTTCGAAACTTTTTACAGTCTCTTTGTGGATGCGATTCTCGATAACAGATCATCACCGGCAGCTTCTGTCACTATTACGGCCTACGCCGACTATTATGTGAAAATCATGAATAAATCCGGCGCGATTAAGTTCGACGACGGCTTTTTATTTAAAAACACTACAGTCATGGCATTTGCGTATAAGCCAAAAAGCAACAGCGCGGTTGGAAACGAGAGTTATCGACGTGTCGTTAATCTCGATCCATTCCAACTGTATTCGCTTGAAGTATACGGATCGATTCGATTTAAATTATCCGCAGCAAATAATCCAGTTTTCCCTCCGAGAACCAGTGATTTCGAAAACTATTGTTCCGGCAACATTAATGGCACTTCGATTTCAGTCACGCCACTTGCGGACAGTTAAACAGGAAAGGAACGTTTTATGGCAGACAACACAACCGACAACCTCGTGCAGGCGGACGCCAACGACGTGCTCGACAACATGGCCACGCAGCTCGCCAGCCAGGCACGCCAGCTGGCCATCAGCCAGGCGCAGGTCATGACACTGCAACGCGATGTCGCCACCCTGCAGCGCAGGCTCGCCGAGCTCGAGGCCAAACAGTCCAAGAGCGAATAAACACAGTCAAACCATTTTTTCCGAAAGCCATCCCACGGGGGTGGCTTTTCTCATACCCGAAAACAGAAAGGGGAAAGGCATGGTGTATCTGCACAACTTTTACCTCAATCCCATGTTCGACCCGTCCGGCCCCCGACCGGGAGCCGACGCGCATAACTGCACGGTCGGATACGTCAGCGAGTACAAGCCGCCGAGCCTGTATCCGGGCGTCAACCTGACCACCATCAACGACGGCGACGGCTTCGCCCAGGTCCCGCACCCCGGCCTGCCAAGGGAGACGCCGCTCGTGCTCGCCGCGAACACCCACGCCGACGAGGGGGGGCAGACCCCTGTACGGCGGCTGGCTGGAATGCTGGGGCTACGACAGGAGCGGCACGTGGCGTACGCTCGGCGGCACGAACGGCGGCATGAGTGCGGAGTTCACGATACCCGGAGAGCGTAAGGAGCCTCCCCAAATCGTCTTCCGAGCCCCCGGCAAGGCCGGCCAACGCATCAACATGTGGTGCATCTTCGTCGGCGCCAAGGCCGACTACGAGGAGCTCCAACTGCTCGCGCCAGGCAGCCCGTTCGCCGGAAACCTCATGCCGTTTCCGCCGACGGTCGATCGATTATCTGACCGACCGTCGGCGTTGACGCGGGCCGTGGACGGACACGCGCATCGACTCCACCGGGATGACCGGCGAAAAAAGGGAAACAACACAACAGCAAAGGAGTAATCATGACAGCATCTGACGTCCCGCAACCCGGCGCACGACCGGCGGCGGATGGCGTGCTCGACCTGCGTCCGCCGAAGGAAAGCCTGCGCGCGGAACTGTGCCGATTGGGATTGGAGTTTTCCAGCGCTGACGGCACCGCCGAATCGTGGCGCGACTATCAGCGTGGCGTGCTTGCGACGTTCGACGATTCCGGCACATCCGTCAAAGTGACGGATGTTAAGACGAATCTCGGACGCACTTTGACGCTCGAAGAGCTTAAGGCCGTTACGCGCATCGACACGATGACAGTCGCCGACTGACCACTATTTCATCCAGTTTTTCAACCCCTGCAATCCAATCGGATTGTGGGGGTTCCGCATTAAAAAGGAGACATTTTGACTCAGATTCCAGCCGACGCGAACACCGTCATCGACCAGCTCTCGCAACAGATCGGCACACTCAACAAACAAATCGCGATCCTGTCCAGCCAACTCGCGGCGGCCCTGAAACTGATCCCCAAGGATGTGCTCGACAGTCTCGACAAGGAGAATACGAATGCAGAGGATTAACCTTTTCCCCTCACCCGGTTTCCTCAACGGGATCTGGGGCAGTGCCAACCATACCGTCGATAACGGTGAGATGAAGGTCCTAGCCGATGGGGGTAATTATTCCGCCGTCACCTTGCCCGCCACGGGACGGGACGAACTCGTCCTCAACATAGAGGTCAAGGACAGCGGGAACGTACAGGCCTTCGACAGTGATTGGAAGTTCCTCGCAAACACGGGGGAATTCCGCAATGTGGCCGATTGGACCGTGAAGAACCTGCGTTTCACCCCGACCGCCGGCAAGGACCTCATCATCGGCTTCTTTCCTTTGGACGGCTGGTTGACCGTGCGCCGCCCGCAGTTGGAGCTTGCGAGCACGTTCGACACCGGCGTCGGGGGGGCTTGGGCTTCCGGGCTTCTTCACGGGGGATACGATGCCGCTCGCATAGGAGCGTCCGTCGGGCGGGTGATGTCCGATGATGGTGACGAACTGGCACAAGCATCCGAAAGGGGACATCGTATTTGGTGGGTGGAACGATGTGACCGTCACCGTGAACGGGGACGGGACGAGAACCTACTCCACCGCCAGCGTCGGAGCGCTCTTCCCCTTTCAAAACATGAGCGGGACCAAGATCACAACGTCCTCGTTCGTCGTTGCCGTCCGATTCCGGGAGGCGCGTGCGGATCAGTCGGAACGCTCCACTGCCGTGCTGCGCAATGGGGAGAAGGACGGTATCTGGGCATACAGCATGACCCGAGACTTGGCGGGGGAAAATATGACGTATCCGGCTTTCTCTCTGGCAAAGGGCTCTCTGACCCCGATCGCGTTGGCGATTTACACGCCCGAAGACTGGGCGGGATTGCAGTCAATGGGAGTGACGTTGTTCGACGGGGACACGATGCCTCAAGCCTAGCCCTCATGGGGGTGATGGCGTGATGCGCGTTAACATGTATCCCAATCCGCGGTTCAGCCCTGACGGCGCCTCGACCGGCGCGTGGGGCATAGACTACGCGAATGACATGCCCGGTGACGGCACGCTCCGACCGTCGCACTCTCAGGGGTTCGACGAGCTGCACGTCCCCGAGCTGGACCCCGGCGCCGAGTACGTGTTTAGCGTCAGGTCAGAGAACGGCAGAGGCTCTGTCATGCTCGTCATCGGCGAACGGTACTCCTCGCGAACCGTCCCGGACGGCAACGGGATGATCGTCCTCCGGCTCACCGCGCCCGCAACGGGCAGCCAGAAGAAAAACCGCGTCGTGTTTTCTAACCAAGGAGTGTACTCGCAACCCCAGTTGGAGCTCGCCTCGACGTATGACGCGGCGCTCGGGGGGGGTATCCTCGCTTCTTCTCCGGCGACACCATGCCACTCGGCTGACGCCGCGCACCGGGACGGTGATGCCCGATGATGGTAACGAACCTATGCACGAGACCATCCTCGACCATCACCCTGTCGGCAGGCCGTTGGGTGGATATCACGACCATTCCGAACAAGCCAGGGACGAAATATCTGGTCAGCGCCTATGTGAACGTCACCGGCGGCACTATCTCGATGAGAGCGTATGGCGACCTCAGTGCAAGCCAACGTGTCAGCTACGCGTTGACCGCCAGCTTGGCCGGTCCGATGTCAATGTATTATTCCGTCAAGTCCGGCAATCCGACCGTCACCGTGACGAATATTCTCATCTGCACGGATGCCGAGTATCAGGCGAACAAGACCCTGCTCGACGGCATCGGATATTTCACCGGGAATACGATGCCGCTCGCCTGACCCTCTTGGGGGTGGCGGCATGAGCTACATCACCAACCTATACCCCGACCCCTCATGCTACAAGCAGTTAGGCTCGTGGCAATCCTCCGGCGGCGTGAATGTCGAGCACCTCCCCGACGGGCGCTACCGCTACACGCATACCGGCGGCGACTGGTCGCTATCCGTCTTGGATTCCTGGAGGGCACTGATGAGACTGGGCCGTGTCGTGGTCGTCGCCTACACGGCCACCAGCGGGCTGAGCGTGGCAGTGGAGTCCGGCATGACACTCGTCTCCGGCACGACCCCATCGGGTGCCGCATGGACGGCGGCGAAGATCGACAGGGACGACAACCGCAGCATCTACTGCCGTGGCAGTGGCAGTTTGACGTTGGAGGCCATGGCCGTGTACGAGGGCGACGATTGGCCGACCGTACAACGGCTCCTCCCCCGGTTCCCGTGGTTCGACGGCTCGACCATGCCCTTGAACGCCAACTGATGAAAGGAAAGAAGGCCATGACCTAGATGACCGAGACGATACCCGTATGGGCAACGATCCTGGTCTCCGTGATCACCACGTGCGGCGGCACGGTCGCCGGATGGATACTGCGCCGCATCGACCAATTGGGCAAACCGGACCCGGCCCTGTCGCAGAGGCTCGATCAGGTGGACGCGAGCCTGACCCAGCTCGACCAGCGTCTCGACCCACTGCAGGATGGGGTGAAAACCATGCTCCTGTGCAAATTGGAGCAGATGCAGCGTGAGATGGTCGACGCGGGCGGTATCGCCGATAACGACCTCAAAACCCGCGCCGAAGGCGTCTACGCCACCTACCACGCGCTTGGTGGCAATGGGCACGGCACCCAAGTCAATCAGGACATACAGGACGCGCCGATAGCCCCGAGAAAACCACAGGCTTAGCCCCCGCCGACCCCGACGGGGGCTATTTCATGCCCACCCCACACATAGGAAGGAAAACGAATGGGCAGATTCAAAAACAGAAGCAAGCCGCTGCAGGCCCTCATCGCGGCATTGTTCGCCGTGCTGCTCGCGTGCACGCCGGCGATCGCGATGGCCGACACGGTCGGCATCGACGTGTCCGGCTGGCAGGCCTCGAACGTGACCTGCACCGCCAGCTACGACTTCGCCGTAGTCAAGGTGTCCCAGGGCGTAGGCTTCGAGAACTCCAGTTGGCGCACGCAGGCCAAGTGCGTGACAGACCGGGGCAAGAGCCTCGGCCTGTACCACTACGCCGGCGGCAACAACGCCGAGGCCGAGGCCGACTACTTCGTCGGCCGGGCGAGGGACTACATCGGCAGGGCCGTGCTCGTGCTCGACTGGGAGTCCCATCAGAACGCCCAGTGGGGCAATTCCGACTGGGTTCGCCGGTTCGTCCAGCGCGTCCACACGCTCACCGGCGTATGGCCGATGGTGTACGTGCAGGCCAGCGCGCTGGGCCAGATACCCGGCGACGTGCGCGCCAACTGCGGCCTGTGGGTCGCCCAGTACGCCAGCAACGCGCCCACCGGCTACCAGAGCCGACCGTGGAACTACGCGGTCTACGGCGAGGCCATGCGCCAGTACACCTCCAACGGCTGGATCAGCGGCTACAACGGGCCGCTCGACCTCAACTACTTCAGAGGCGACGCAAGCCAGTGGCAGGCCTACGCCAACCCCGCCGGCGCAGCCAAGCCCGCAACCCCGCCGCAGACCGAGAAGCCGCCGACCCAGACCATCGACCTACAGGCACTCGCGACCGCCACCATCCGTGGCGACTACGGCAACGGCCAGCAGCGGCGCGACGCGCTCGGCGCGAACTACGACAAGGTCATGGCGATCGTCAACCAGCGCCTCGCCGGCACCGCGACCGTAGCGCCGCAGCAGGCCGCGCAGGCCAACACGACCCGCGTGGCCGTCCGCTCCGGCGACACCATGAGCGGCATCGCCTCGCGCACCGGCCTGTGGCCGCTGTCCAAGTGGAGCGTGCCCAGCGGCAACCTCAACCTGATCTACCCCGGTCAGGTCGTCACCTACAACGGCGGCGGCAGCGTCGCCACCGGCAGCAACGCGCCGCCGGCAACCCGTACCGTGACCGTGCGCAGCGGCGACACCCTCAGCGGCATCGCCGCCCGCCTCGGCATCGGCTACACGCAGCTCACCGGCTATCGCAGCGGCAACCCCAACGTGATCTACCCCGGCGAAGTGCTGCACTACTGAACTACTGAGAACCCGAACCCAACCTGGGAACCCCGCACCTTAGCCGGGCGGGGTTCCCAGGTTCCAACTGCAGAATCGAGGACAATATGACCGACGAAAACACCGAACCCAAGACCGCCGGCACGGAGCCGACCGTGCCCGATTGGCTGCTGCCGAACCGAGCCTATGACGTGCTCAAATGGCTCGCGCTGATCGTGCTGCCGGCCATCGGCGTGCTCGTGCAGACCCTCGGCCCCGTATGGGGCTGGACGTGGGCCGATCAGGCCGCGACGACCATCAACGCCGTCGCCCTGGCCATCGGCGTCGTCATCGGCGCAAGCACCCTCAAGGCCAAGGCATCCAAAACCGAATAACCATAAAAACACCGCCCCTCCATCCGGCATAACGCTGGACGGAGGGGCGGTTTTCACGTTTTGGGAGTAGCTTTCCGAGGCTCATTTTTTGCCCACATTTTGCCCACATTTTTCGTAAAAACAGGTTAAAAACCGTTAAAACCGGTTAAAACGAAAAAAACCGCTCAGCCCTACTCCCGCAAGGCAAAGCGGCCATTTTCCAACCCGTTCTCAGCTCAGCGCGTCCTTCAACAAACAGAAGAAGCACCATCCGCGCCAGCCGGGACATCCGAATCACAACCCGCACCCATCCAACAGCAACCATCAACCAACACCACTCGCCCAGCGCCAGACACTCCCGTCACCCCTCAGCCCACACCTCGACCGTCTCCCTCAGCCCCATCATGGGACGTGCCAAGCACCGACTCACCCTCAACTTTTCCTGACACTTTATGAGGGGAAGATGACGTTGATGTCATCTGAAACTTACATGGACATCTAAAAATAGGGCGTTTTTTGACGTTTTTCATTGATTGATGTAAGTTTTGGCGTGCCAAAACTTACATCAATCAAAATCCACGGCTTTTCTGATGACGGATAATGGCACTGGAGCTGTGTCTTCGATAAGGTCAATATCGAGCGTTTGATCGCCGCAGGATTCGGAGTCGCATACAACCCGGTACGCATGGCCGGCAAGTAGTCGCAGCGAATAAATACCACCGCCCCTCCCCCAGCAGTAACGCTGGACGGAGGGGCGGTTTTCGCGTATTGCGATATACCGGCATGGCGGTACGGGCTGTCACGTATACTGTAAATGTCATTTATGGCCCGGTTTCCGAACAGTCACCCGCTGGTGTGCGTGCCATCCCGTTCATGGGAGGATAGGAAGCCGGGCCATATTGCTATTGCCGTGGAGTGAAATGCCAGTAGGTTTCTTGCGACTGGCATGCCCGGTCAAAAGGCGATAATATTCTACCGTTCCTCATATCCCCAAGCATTCCCTCGCATAGGCTTCAACCTCACGATTCTCCTCATCTGTTCCCAATAACAGGAGGTAGCCGGCGTTCTTGCCCAACGAGGCGGGTTGCAGACATTTAATCAGCTTCTGGTCTTGCAGGTATTTCCATGTCTGGGATATGCGCGTCTGTGCGGTGCGTTCTCTTGCCTTGATTGCAGCGTCCACGTCAATATCAGCGTCGGATACCTGTTCTTGGCTGAGCAGCCCCATGCCGAGCGCGTCATAGATGGCTCGCCAGCCGAGCGTGTAATAGCGGCAAGGCAGATTCGCTTGACGCAGCTTCTCCGTGGGAGGCCAGTCATAAGTGTTCAATGCCATATAGGTGAGCGTCGCTATGGCCATCGTGTTTACGGCCAGTTTGCCGCCGCGTGGCTTGTTCAATCGGCCTATCGAGGATAGCGCGTAGACCAGGTTGGCGTTCTGGTAGCCCATTTCTTCCATGCCCATTTCCTCTCCGACTGGTATGATTGCAGCCGGAGATGCTTAGTCTCCTTTACCCGTGGGCTGCTCGCTAAACCGGCCCACGGGTTTTTCTTTTACCGTCTGCATCATATCACACGTATTTATTTAATCAAATGAGCGGACTCATGTTTTAATAGTTAACCGGAGATATTATTGCAGCAATTAGCCGCTATGAGGTTAACCGAATCACAGTCAACCGTTTAAACCAATAAGCAGCAACCGGTTAAATAGTTAATATACATGTCTACACAGGTTTAGACATGCTTATACATCTATATACACCGCGATATATTCATATTTCCGCGTGAATCACCGTCGATTCCGCCACGCCGAACCCGTTCCGCAACTCAATCCGAAGATTTGTTGCGGAATGTTGCGGAATGACTGGATACATGCCTAACTTGGGCAGGTAGCAAATAACGTTTAAACGCAATAATTCCAACATGTTGAACACACTATGGAAGGGCCGTTCAAATGAGCAATTCAGAACTACACCAAGAAGAAGTAAGCAGGGCTTGAGTACAGCAAAAGGGGGATTCCATTGGAATCTCCCTTTGTTATAACCGGCCGAAGGCCGATTCCTAGAAGCCGAGGCGTTCTAGTTGCTTGGGGTCGGACTGCCAGCCTTTGGCGACCTTGACGTGGAGGTCGAGCTTGGCTTTTTGGCCGACGATGCGGTTGACCGGGGTGCGCAGCTTCTTTTTGACGTAGGTGAGGTTCGAGGCGCCCTTGCCGATGATGATCGGCTTCTGGGAGTCGCGCTCCACATAAATGGACACATTGACCTGAGCCTTGCCATCGTAGCCCTGACCGGTCTCGTTGTCTTCCGGATAGTCGATGGAATCGACCACCACGGCCAGGGAATGCGGCAACTCGTCATCCAACGTCTCCAGGAACGCGCCTCGCACGAGTTCGGCGATGGTGTCCTCGGGACGCTCCTCGCTGATCTGGTCGTCCGGATACATCTGCGGCCCCTCGGGCGTGTGGTCGATGAGCACGTTGCGCACTTCGGCCAGATTGTCATGCTTCAGGGCGCTCACCGGCACGATGTCCGCAAAGTCGGCGAACTCGTTGATCTCGATAAGCTTGTTGATGAGCTGCTGACGGCCGAGTTCATCAATCTTGGTGACGATGGCGATCAGCGGGATGCGCCACGCGAACGAGCCGTCCTCTCGCTTGGTGGCAAAGTCGGTACGCAGACGGGACAAAATACGCTTGTCACCAGGGCCAATTTCCTGATCAGCCGGCAACAAGAACGCCACCACGTCCACGTCAGACAGCGACTCCTCCACCACATCGTTCAGACGCTGGCCGAGCAGCGTGCGCGGACGGTGAATGCCCGGCGTATCCACGAGTACAAGCTGTGCATTATCAGTGGTCAGAATGCCGCGAATGGCTTTACGCGTGGTCTCCGGTCGGGAGGAGGCGATGGCAATCTGCTTGCCGATCAGAGCATTAATCAGCGTAGACTTGCCAACGTTCGGTCGGCCGACCACAGCCACAAAGCCAGAGCGGTACGGCACTTCCTGCCTCACTGACTCGTTGGCAGCGGCGGCATCGCCATCGTTTGAGATGTTTCGGTCGTCCAT